TGATGCTGGTGAGATAGGGCGAACATTATTCATTAGTTTTACAATTTCTTGGTATATTTTTGGACTTATTTATTTTACTATTAAAATTATTAAATTATTTAAAAAATTAAAGTTAAAGGAGAATAAATGAAAAGGTTTATTATAAATAAATATTATAATTTTTTGATGTTTTTAGAAGATGTTTTTGACGGCATTTCAACTAAAATAAATAATCATCGAAAAAGAATAGACGATAAATATTGGGATAAATATTTAAAGGAGTTAAAAAATGGAAGCTAAAAAAGGTGATATATTATTTTATTCCGAAATAGGGCCTATAGCGAATATAATAAAAAATCGGACTACTGGGCCTTTCAACCATGTTGAAATCGTTATAGCTGATAATGTTGCATTAGAAATACGTCCAAGAAATATAGGATTAATTGATCTGACATTTAAAGAACAGGATTTAAAGTTAGGTGAATATATTTTAGTTAAGCGTCCTAAATGGAATAACATGGAAAAAGGAATATATCGTGCATTACAAATATTAAGAGATACAAAAGGTTATAGTTTAGGCAATATTGAAGCCTGGTGGTCCGGGATAGAAAGATTACGAAGAATAAAAGACAACAGATTTGAAAGTGACGAATGGGTTATTTGTAGTGAAGTGGTTGGTGATAGTTTATTGGCAGGCGGTATGAAATGCAAAGTTGACTATGATACCAGTTTGCAATCACCTAATGATATATTCTATAATTTTGAGTTCTATAAAGGATCTATTAAAATTGAGGGGTAAAAAATGAAAGGAAAGGGTAAAATTGTAGTTCAGGTCGAAGTTACTTGTAAAGTCATTGGCGCTAGATTTAAAAAAGTGCGCTGGTTTATCGCTAAGTGGATATGTATAATCGTAAGTAAGCTTCTTAAAGTCAAATTTAAAATGGATATTAAACAGGTTAGGAAGAAATAAAATGCCAACAATTTGGGATGCATTTTTAAATGATATAAAGAAAAATAAAATCGATTTATCATATTATTCATTAAGGGAAATACTTGAAATATTTTGGAATTATAATAATAATCCGTTTAAATATGAAAAATGGCTTTCTGAACATAAATAGTTATCAGGAGGAATAATAATGAAATTTAATGAACTCGAAGATAATATTATTATCAATAATAGAAAAATTTGTTGTAGATATAATGAGCAGAAAGAAGAGATAATTATTTTCGATGGAATAAAACATATAGATTTTATAAAAGAATTATATTATAAACGAGAACCTCTTAAAATATATATTCTAAAGACTGATATAGAAAGGAAAATAATTATAAATGATTTTAATTTTGTTAAGCATCGTATAGAAGGGTATAATTTCTATATATATGTTAATTTTAGAACATTATCAGATATTAAATTAAGTTTTAATGATTTACCAGCTAAACATTAAGGTTGACAAACCATAACAAAAGGGCTAATATTTAATTATGAGTGATATAATAGAAAAAGCTAAAGTAGGGAAACCATTGGCCTTTAAATCAGTTGAGGAACTTCAATTAAAAATAGATGATTATTTTAAACACTGTGATGAAAATGATAAACCTTATACTATATGTGGATTGGCTAATCATTTAGGTGTAACACGTCAAACTTTATTGAATTATCAAGGTAAAGAAGAATATTTTGACACAATTAAAAAAAGTAAGAATAGATGTGAACAATATGCAGAAGAATTCTTATTTAGTGGTAGACAGGTGGCAGGTGCTATATTCAATCTTAAGAATAATTATGGATGGCATGACGAACAAAAACTAAATGTAGTAACCAGGGGAATAAATATAAGTATTAGCAAAATGAATGAATTATCTGAAGAAGACGCTGAAAAGATATATAAACAAGTGCAAGCCAATATAAATGATGAAAATAACGTATAAAGAACGGCTTAAGACAATATCCAATCTAGAACTACTTAAACATTATAAAATGTTATATTCAATAAGATACAATGAGGTTGATTCCTGTATTGATTTTATAAATCGTTTTTGCTTTACCTATGATCCTAGACTCCCTGATAGCAAAGTAATACCCTTTGAATTATATCCAAAACAAATAGATTTTATTAAATGGTTATTTACCCGATATCAAAACCAGGAAGACGGATGCGTTGATAAATGCCGTGATGTAGGAGCTACCTGGTGTTTTATTGCATTTTCTATTTTTTTATTATTATTTAGGAATAATGTATCTATAGCTTTTTTTACATATAAGGCAAGTGAATGTCATACTATTGGGAAGATGGGAACTTTATTTGAAAAAGCTGTTTTTATAATAGATAATCTTCCAAATATGTATAAACAATCAGTCGAAACTAAATTAATGCTTATAACTAATTATGAAACTAAATCTGTAATCGTAGGGGCATCAGGAGATAACCCATTAAGAGGTGATAGGCAAACAATAATCTTTAAGGACGAATCGGCTTTTTATGAGCAAGCTGAATCAATAGAAGCTGCAATGTCAAAGTCTAGTGATTGTAAAATAGATATATCAACACATGCAGGAACAGCGACATTATTTTATCAAAAAATTGTATCCGGAGAATTACCTATATTTACGTTTGATTGGTGGGAGAATCCTAGACATACTCAGGAATGGTTTGAGTCTGAACGGAAAAAGTATTATGCAAGTGGGCTTATTCATATTTTTAGAAGAGAGATAGAAAGAAATCCTTTGGCCAGTGTTGAGAATATATTGATACCTGCGGAATGGACGCATTCAGCAAAAGTTTGTAATGTGGGTATAACAGGTAAAAGGATTGCTAGCCTTGATGTCGCAGATGAAGGGACTGATACTAACGCTTTATGTATTATGAATGGCAATACTTTATTGCATTTAGAAGAATGGTCTAGTCCAGATCCTAATGAAACGGCACGTAAGGCTTTCTATAGAGCAATAGAATTTGATTGTGATGAATTCCGTTATGATAATATAGGCGTGGGGACCGGGATAAAAGCCGGATTAAATGTAATTTTAGATGAATTAAGGAAAGATGAACTAAATAACAAAAAAGCTTTAAGTATAAGGATTATTGGCTGGGCTGCGTCTGGAAAAGTTATTAGGCCTGACGATTATGATTTTGATGAGAAAAGGCCAAATAAAGACTTTTTCGAAAACGCTAAGTCTCAAGCTTATTATAAAATAAGAGACGAATTTCTTCAAACATATCATTATATGAACAAAGAACAACATGATGCTACGAAATTAATAGATTTTAGTCAAATGATTGACCATCCACTATTTAATAAATTTATGAGTGAATTATCTCAGCCTTTACAAAAATTAACAGCAAGTGGAAAGATAATTATTGATAAAAAAGCTAAAAGTAAATCTCCAAATATAGCTGAAGCTTATATGATAGGCAGGGCTGAGGTTAATCTTAATTTATCTATCTGGGATGTTTAAATTTTATTGACAAATAATCCTTAATTATTGTATAGTGAATTATGGCAAAAAAGAAAAAAGCACCAAAAAAGACTAAAAGAATAAGAAAGAAAAGAAAAAAGATTGAAGAAAAAGTCATAACATATCCATTAATATGTGAAGCATGTGGAAAAGAAAAGAAATCATTTCGTAAAATAGTAGCAAGTCATATTTATTGTTCTATATGCATTAACAAAAATAATCGGAGAAATCAGAAAAACGTTTTATATTTTAGATAAGGGGATTATATGTCTAAAAATAGATCAACCAGTAAAATTATAGCCAACAGTTTAGCTGACCTGGCTACTACAATAAATCAGTGGCAATCATTCACAGGTGGCGGATCGACTTTGTCAACATATGCAACAATTCAAGGTGATAATAATTATGCATTACTTACTTTAAATTGGATAGTATTGTCTTATTTATTTGCAGGTAACGGTATATTCCAGAGAGTTATTAGATTACCAGTTTGTGATGCATTGTCAAAGGGTTTTGAAATAGATTCTGATGAAGCATCGAAAGAAGATATTGATAAAGTATTCAAATGGTTTAGAAAGTATAAGTTATTTTTTAATACCAGACAGTTTTTAATTTGGAAGCGATTATTCGGTGGGAGTGCTTTGATAATAAATACAAATCAGAATCCTGAAGAAGAATTAAATATAAAAGAGCTTAAGAATGGGCCATTAAGATTTTATGCAGTTGACAGATGGCAGTTATCTTCAACAAAGATGCCCTTTGATTATCTTGATAATATTTCTTATGATGTTGGAGATTTGGAACATTTCTTTATATTTGGAAGAAAAATACATAAATCAAGGGTATTAATAGGCAGAGGAGAAGAAGCCCCTCATTATCTTGCAAGACAACTTAGAGGATGGGGAATGTCTGAAGGTGAAAGGATTATAAGAGATCTTAACTTATATCTTAAGACTCAGGATGTTTTATATGAAATATTAGACGAGAGTAAAATTGATGTTTATTATATCCAGGGGCTTGCAAATAAACTTGCTACTGTCGGTGGGACCAGAAATATACAAACAAGAATACAGGCGGTTAATGAAATCAAGAGTTATCTTAATGCTTTATTATTAGATGCTCAGGATAAATTTGATCAAAAGAGTTTGTCTTTTGCCGGGTTAGCTGAAGTAATGAATCAAAATAGAATGGGTATAGCAGCTGCAATAAATTTCCCTATGACTAAATTATTTGGTATGTCGGCAGCTGGGTTTAATTCGGGTGAAGATGATCTTGAAAATTACAACAGTATGGTTGAAAGTGAAATCAGAGAACCGTTAAAATATGATACTTTGCCTATATTGATTGATATGGCATTTCAGATAGTTCATGGTGATGTACCTCAATATGAGATTACTTTTCCACCTTTAAGGATAATGTCGGCAGAACAGGAAGAACAGATTGCCACCAGTAAAACTCAAAGAATTTGGGGGTGGTATGATAGAGGCGCTATTGGTATGGATAAAGCGGTTTCATGGGGACAGAAAGAAGGTATAATAGGAATAGATGTCGGATATGTACCAGAGAAGCCAGAGCCTAATTTTCAGGAAGGTGTTGATCAGGAACAACAGAATACAGTCAGTGTTTATCGAAAAAAGCAGCAAACACCTGAAGTTCCAGATATGCCTAATTCAAAGGTAAAGAAGTTTTTTAATAATATTTTTAATAAGGAGAAATAAAATGAAACTAATTTTAGACGATGGACAAGAGATAGACTTAGATTCTGTTAAAGTTACAGAGGTTTATCCTCATTCTACGGTTATATTAAAGGTTGAAAGATTATCCGAGATTAAAAGGGAGAATTTAGAAATGATAAGATCTAATTTAAAGATGATATTCTTTCCAGCCAGGATATTAATATTTGATAAAACCGCAGATATAGAGATAACCGAAATGACAAAACCAGAGGAAGAGAAAAAGATTGTTCATTAAAAGGAGTTAATTTTGGCACAATCTATTGTAGTTGAGAATGATATGCAGACAACAGTTGATTTTTCTACTGTTGAAAAAGGGGTTTTTATTTATAATGGTAACATCTGTGTAAGGATTGATAAAAATAATCCTAATTATGTTGTTTTGCAGACAGGGGTAAATGGAAAATTAGATGATAATGATCAAGTCTTAATTCCAAATTCAGTTTTAGTGAAGGTAGAATAATGAGCATACCGATAGTTTTAAATTATAATGATGAAAATGATTACTATTTTGAAAACACTGATATCGAAGTTACTGGCGGAAAAGGACAACTAAAACTTCAGCAAAGTGATATCGATTTTATAGAAGATTTTGCAGATGATACTGATTTTACTTATGATTCAGATTTAGTAGAATTTATTAGCAGTATGGTAAGGCAAATTGATAAACGACCTGCTAATACTATTTTTTATGCAAGCTATACAAATAATGAAAATGGAAGTTGGGGCAATGGTACGTTAACTGGAACTTTAGGTGGAAGTGCAAGTGTGCATGATGGTTATTTAGATGCATTAGACGGATATGTTGAATACCCTATTGATAATTTTTCTTCTATGAGTAATAATGCAGGATGTATAAGAAAAAGAATATCTTTTAATTATACAGGTGCAGCATCTAATGTTCAATATATAATCCAAACAAGTCCAAATACAGCAAGTAGAGTTTATCTAGTTCACAATGATGTATATATACAATGTTATATTTTTAATAATGTAGGAGCATTAATTTATAATATGACTTTTGGTTGGACACCATCATCTACGTCAACTATTTATGAATTTGAGATAAACTGGAATTCAACAAACGGATATATTTTTATCAATGGTAATTTAGAGGACTCTGATATAGGTTCTTTAACAATAGGAACACCATCATTATTTAGAATAGGTGGAGGTACAAATACTGCTTTTAAAATATATGATATTGCAGTTTTTAACACATTACAGCATTCATCAAATTATACGCCTGATTGGTCTAATTTTTATGAAAGTGCATATTTAGGAAGTTCAATTATTTTACCTGAAATGGAACATACAGGCGATGGGAGTATAAAATTATTTAATTCATTGACTATGATTTATTCAGGTTTGCCAAGAATATTATTGGAGATTGGAAGATCAGGAGATAAATTATATTGGGATGGTGATTCATGGGAAGTTTCAGATGAAACCTATGATCAGGCTACGGATCCGGTAACATTTAATACTAATTGTGGAAGTTTAGAAGTAGATGGAGAAAAATATGGCCAATTTACTTTGATCTTTCCTGATTCAAATATAATAAGTTTTGTAAGCAATTTAACAGTTAATATGAATGTTGACATAGGATATCTGACAACTAATCCAAAAATAAGGCCCAAACTAGCAACAAAAATAGATGGATTGGAAAATTGGTTGGAAATAGTTGAAAAATCAGGCAGTGATGATGTAAAAGCAACATGTGAATTAAATAGTATAGAATATTATTATAATGGGTCAGCATGGGCCGTAAGCAGTGGATATTCTCAATCTAATACAATAGCTGAGATATTGGCACAAAAAGAAAGTTTATTGACAGAAGGAGATGGCAAATATTTTAGGCCAGTTCGATATTTACATAGTGCTGATGGGTCAACCACTCCTAAAATAGATACAGATACATTAAGTGTCAATTTTTCAGGAATAGCGCCAACAATAAAAGAAATATTTATTTATGGTAATTTAAGAGATTCCCTTGAGGGAATAGATGATGATATAATCTATTATAGGGAAACATGGACACATGGATTAAAAACTATAATTGTTGAGGAATATGAGGAATATACTGTTTTAACTGATGGATATATTGAAATACCTTTGAGATATGAAGAAGGATATAAACCAAGTTACATTGAAATGAAAATTAAAAATAAATATATTAAATTTAATTTCCCTTCTGATGAATTGCTAGAAAGTGGTGATTATATTGAGATAGGAAATTTAGAAATCGCAGTTATTCAAAATATAAATTTATAAAGGGGTTGTTATGCCAAAGGTGAAACCAGGAGAAAGTAAAGAAGATTATGTATCAAGAGCAATACCTATTTTAAAGAAAGAAGGGCTAACAGATAAACAGGCTCAGGGTAAGGCTTTTGGTATGTTTGAAACACAGACTAAAAAAAATGAAGTGACAGTCTATAGACATAAGAAAACTATTTATAGGTATGCGGATAATGCTAAAACAGTGAAAGGTTTTGAGAGTCCAGAACCAGGGGATCTTCCAAAAGAAAAAGCTGATTTATTGGCTGATGTTTATGCCCAATATCGTAAGAAGGGAATGAGTAAAGAAGAAGCAGTCAAAAGAGCTTGGGGTGCGGTTAATAAACAAAATCAAGAAATTGATTATAAAAAATTCTATGATACTATTATGCAGGGTGGTTTGTCTGTTGGGAAAGAGGATTTTCCTGAAGATCAATTACGTAAGGGTGTAGAAATAGAGAAAGAACACATTGACGTTAACAGTCCTTATGCTGATATGATTGCAGAGAAAATCGCAAAGGATCATTTGTCGGAAATGTCCGATTATTATGATAAGCTAGAAATGATAGAAAAAGGAGGGAAATAATGAAAAAATGTAAATTTAATTTATGTCAAGCATGTATTATAAAAGAATACAATATTGAAGGTATTGTTTCAAGAATTCTTTTCGATTCCAGAAATATAAATATTCAAATTGAAGTTGAATATCTTGATAATACAGGAGTAATTAGGAAAGAATGGGTAAATGAATGTGAATTAGATTTTATAACTTTACCAACTACTGAAGATCAAGATGTGCCTTCGGCTGAAGATATCCCAACTACTGAGGATAAAGATTGTTTACTGACAAAAAAAGAAATGGATGATATTTTAAACATGGAAGAAATATAATGGCAATAAAAAAACGAATATTAGTTTATCGGAAGAAAAAACCGAAAGTGAATTCTGATTCAAATAAGATGAAATTGACAGATGCAAAAAACTTTGACAAAGAAAGTGATAATATTTATAATAAGAAATGCGAATAAAACAATCATGGTATTCAGATATTGAAGAACAACTTAAGGATTATTTTTATAAAACATACTTTGAACCAATCTTAGAACTATTCAAAGAACCGCTTTATAATTCCACTAATGATGTAATAAATGCTATTAATAAAGGACGTGTAGTATTTCAGGGTGATGAAATATACGGCGTCTTTAATATGAAGGTATCTAATGAGTTAAGAAAGTTTGCTAAGTTTAATAAATATACTAAACGATGGAAGATCAAGGATAAGACATTAATCCCAAAAGATATATTATCAGCTTCTATTATTGCTAATGAAAAAGCCAGGCAATTACATTCTAGGATGAAAACTGTTATCGATAATATTGCGAATACATCAAAAGATAAAATAGGAAGTATCGATTTTAATATTGATGGCGTATCAAAAGAAATGGATGCAGCTTTAAATAAAGAACGAATTGATCTAGGAGTTCGATATACTCCTAATGATTATGTCAGGCAGCAAATGGTTGATCAATATAACGAGAATATGAAATTATCAATTGTTAATGAATTAGATCCGGGTTGTTGGGATACCAAGCAGGTTGAGAGGCTGAGAGAAATGGTGTCTAAAATGACATATGAGGGCTATAATAGACAAAAGATGATTGAAGCTATACAGACAGAGTTTGAGACGAGTAAGTCAAAGGCTAGATTCTTGGCCAGGCAGGAAACAACGCTTTTCTATTCTGATTTATCGACTTCCAGATTTACAGATGCAGGTATTCATGTTTATCAGTGGCTGACAATGGATGATTACCGTGTAGTGGGTGATCCATCCGGGAAATATCCTGATCCAAGCAAGGGGCATGGGAATCATTACGTGCTTCATAAGAAGTTTTGTAAGTTTAATGATGATTCGGTTTATGCCGACACTTTGGAAGATGTTAAGAATAATAAATGGAAAAGTAGGGCTGCTATAGGTGCGCCAGTGACAAAACCAGGATTAGAGTTTTTTTGCAGGTGTGTTAAAAAACCGATTATTTTATAAAAAATATTTGACAAATAAAAATATTGCAGTATAATCTATATTAACTGCGAGAAAAAGACTTTTTGACAGGGTTAAATGGGCAGCTCGCAGTTCCCATCCTTCAGAAAGTCTTTTTTATTATGGGCTTTTAGTAATAATGGTCGAACGCTTTATAAAACATGAAGGGTGATTCATGATAAACCTGTTATATAAAGAGATGTGGGTTCGATTCCCACGGAGCCCGATTTTAAGGAGAGGTAGAATGGAAAGGGAGATTAAATTTAAATATTATTATAAACTCTGCCATCCCCATACAGGATGGGGAGATATTCATATTGCAATAATAACATTAGAAGATTTAGAAAAAGGTAAATATAAAGATATTATAGGAAAATTAGAAGAATCTTTTGTGGTTGAAATTATAGGTAAATGTCAATATACAGGATTAAAAGATGAAAATAAAAAAGAAGTATTTGCAGGAGATATAATTGAATTTATAACTGAGGATGAAGGATATGAAGAAAATATAAAAAGATTTAATGGATGGTTTATAGATTATGATATTCATGAAAAATGCTTAGTATTGAGAGATAGAAAAGAAAATGATTTAATTCCTTTATCTCATTTTGACTATCATGCAAATTTTAATGTCATAGGCAATATATCTGAGAGTTTATAATTAAGGAGAAATAAAATGGATCATGAACAAATAAGTGAAGAAGAAATAAGAGATAAATTAGAAGTAAATGAAAATTGTATAACTAAACTTTTAAATGAATTAATAATATGTTTTGAAAAAAATAAAGAATTAAGAGAAGAGCTTATTGAAATATTAGATAACAAGGAGAAATAAAATGAGTAAATGGTACACTGCACAAAAAGATTTTATTGAACTTAATGATGATAATATAGATATATATGTTTGTAATGACTATGATGGAAGCATATATATACAAGTGCCAATGAAAATATTAAAAGAAGTTTTGCAAGAAAGAAATAAAATAACAAAAGAACTTTTAGAGGAGTTAAAAAAATGAAATCACAAAAACAAATATTTGACGAGCTTAATAAAGACTGGGAAGATGCGAAAGAAAAAAATAGACAGCTTAAATCTATTATGCTATTTAATTCACCCTTTGAAGAAATATTAAAGGAACATCGGAAAGTGTTATCTGTTTATTTGGCAGAGATACATAAGGATATCACAGCTTTAAGAAAAAGAATTGAGGGCATTAATAATGAATAATGTTAAAGGCAATGAATATCAATGTCAGATGTGCGAAGTTATATTCAAAAAAGATCGATTAACTAAAAATAATTATTTACCATCAACAGGTAATAAAATAATAATATGCGATGGTTGTCATGATATGATTTCAGGTGGGCTATGAATAAAAAGGGGAAAAAGGATGAAAGAAGACAAAGAACAAACAAGTGAAGAGTTTGCAGATAAATTATTAGAAGAAAATTATTTTGATTCAAAAGCATGGGCAAATTATTTGATGCCTTCTCAAAATGAAATAGGCATATCAAAGATGAATCCGATTGTACAAAAAGACATATCAGAATATATTCAAAAAACATATATAAAGAATGACAAGGGCTTTATTAGGATACCAAATTATAATAAAATACCTTGCGATGATAAACAGGCAACGATTGATTTTGCTATTGAAAATATAAACCGTAGTCAATTATGTTTATTTGTAAATTTAAAACAAAAGGTAGTACAATAAGATGCAAATATATAAAATTACTAATTTAATTAATAATAAAATATATATAGGTCAAGATGCTTATGATAATAAAAATTATTATGGTTCAGGAAGAATAATTAAACGTGCAATTAAGAAATATGGAAAACATAATTTTATAAAAGACATATTAAATCAATGTAATTCTAAACAAGAGATGAATGAATTAGAAATCTATTGGATCAAATATTTTAAAGATTGTGGGTATATACTTTATAATTTAACAAAAGGCGGTGGAGGAAGTTTAGGATATAGACATTTAAATGAATCAAAACAAAAGATGAAAGGAAGAAAAGCATGGAACAAAGGTTTAACGAAAGATATAGATAATAGGGTAAAAAAAATAAGTTTATCTATGAAAGGTAAAATTTTTTCTGATAGCCATAAGAAAAAAATAAGCATGTCAAAAAAAGGTAGAAATTATGAAGAAAAATATGGAATTTATAGGGCTATAGAAATTAAAAATAAAATACGATTAAAGACAAAATTAACTTTTAATCAAAAAACAATAAAAGAAAAAAGAAGTAAAGATAAAAAAGGTAAAAGTTATGAAGAAATATATAAAATAGAAAATATAGAAAGAATGAAAAATATGGCAAGAAAAAGAATGTTAGGAGAAAATAATCCTGCTAAGAGACCTGAAGTAAGAGAAAAAATGAGTAAAATGCGTAAAGGCATACCAAATAAATATAAAGGTACAAATAAAGAAAATAATGAAATTTATAGGAGATTAAGTGATTCTAAGAAAGGTAAAAAATTTACAGAGGGACATAAAAGAAATTTAAGTATTGCTAAAAAAGGATTATATACTGAAGATAAAAGTCATTCGGCAAAGACATTTATATTCTATTCACCTTGTGGAATAAGAAATGTTGTAAAAGGGATATATTATAAATTTTGTGAAGAAAACAATTTATGTGGAAAAACGATAAGAGAACATTTAAATAAAAACAATCATAATTATAAAGGATGGGCTATTTATAGATATGAAAATAATAGATAATATTTCTCTTATAATTTTAAGTTGCAAACGATTTTCACTTTTTAAAAGGACGATAGAATCTCTTCAAAAAAACTGCCTCGACTTAGATTTAATTAGCCAAATAATCTTAGTTGACGATAATAGCGAATTACATGATTTAATCTTAATGCAGGATTTAGCAAAAAAACTCGGTAAGCCTTTATTGTTGGTAAGCAAGCATCAAAATAAAGGACACGCAATTTCAATGAATATTGCATGGGATCTGGTTAAGACTGAATATTGCCTATTATTAGAGGACGATTGGGAGTGCGTTAAGTCTGATAATTTCATTAAAACTGCGTTTCAGATATTTAATAAGCATGATAATGTTGTCCAGGTCCAATACCACCGTAAAGCTGATATAACAGCAATAGGGCAAAAGACTTTAAAATTAGGCAATAAAAAATATATAAAATATGACTATAATGTCAAATCAGTTGATAGTCTAGGCAGACCAGCATTTCCAGGGTTCACTTTGAATCCTAGCTTAATCAATGTCAAAAAGCTAAAAGAAAATAATTTGCGCTTTAGAGAGGATATATTCGGCTTTGAGTTTAATTATGCTTGTCAGGTTGCAGGAAAAGGACTTAAGATTGCTTATTTTACCGATAATTATTTTCAGCATATAGGCAAGAATAATTCGGCGTATAAGTTGAATGAAACTCAGAGGTAATATGTGTTTGCATGTTTGGAGTAAAAAGATTAACGAGATCAAATATTTTTCGAAAGATATTATAGGTATAGAAGAATCTAAGATATGTAAAAATTGTGGACGGCTTAAATATATTAAGTTTAAATCAATACGGAGAAAAAAGAATGTTCAATTTTAATCAATTATTTCCAGTTGTATATTTGATCAATCTCCCTGAACATGCTGAACGCCTTGAACATGCAAAAAAACAACTTGCTAAAATTGGGATATCCGATTATATTATATTTGAAGGCATTAAAGTAAATAACGGTCAAACATTACAAGATCGTGAGGCTGGATGTAAATTATCACATTTGGCTATTATTGAACAATGCAAAGAGAACGGCATTGATAGAGTATGTATATTTGAAGATGATATAAATATAAAAGATACTTTTTTAGAAAAATTGGGAATGGTAAAAGATTTTATATTGAATGAAGATTGGCATTTATTTTATTTTGGTGGCAACTTAAATGTTAATTCAGGGCATCATTACGATATTTTTAACAAAGATATAATGCGTGTTTATAGATGCTATACTACACATGCTTATTGTGTTAATTCTAGCATTTATAATCAGATATTGCAGTTTAAGGAGGTTAATACTCAATATGATATATTATTGAGCTTTTTAATCCAGGAACAATATAAAAAGAGTTTTTGCATGAATCCTCGTCAAATAACACAGAGGACAGGCTTTTCTTATATAATGCAAAAGAGCCTTGATTATTCTATAGTCTTAGAAGATAGAAAAATATAATTTTGTCGACTTACTTTATATTAAATTATATTGTGTTAAATTAAATTATTTTTTTAGGAGAAAAAAAATGAAACAAGAGCAAAAAGAAGAAAAAATCGTGATTCCAACAATAAATATGGAATCATACATCATTACTATTGAAGGCGAATCTCCATTAATCACAGGTCGATTTTCTTCAGACTTATCAAACAATCCAAAAGATAATTCACCTGCCCAACAGATAAAAAATTCTATTCATTATTTATCTGATGGGAGTTATGGGTATCCAGCAAGAGCAATACAAAAAGCAATCATAAATGCTTGTCGTATAAAACAGAAAGATGTAAAGACTTATAAAATGACAGAATTACGTGGTGTTTTTTCTGTTATTGCCGAAGATGAAACTGGATTATTGAAGCTAGATTGTAAAGATCATACTACTTTTGAAAGGATAGTATATAATAAAAATAATGCAATAAAAAGCCATTATGCTAAGTATGATAAATGGAAATTAACTTTTGAATTGATATTTAATCCATCCGTTAAATCATTGAAAGATTTTTTATATTTATTGACTTTAGCAGGGCAATTTGTAGGGCTTGGAGTTTTAAGGCCTCAAGCGCAGGATTCAGGGGAATATGGAAGATTTAAAATAATTAAAGTTGAACATAAATAATTTGTTTTTTGTTCGTTTGATTTGGATTAATATGGATTACTTTTGATTGATTTACTTTAAATTAAATTTTTTATTGATATTTGAAAAAAATGAGTTAAAATATAATATATAGGTTTTATTATATTACCTTTGATTAGGTTTCGTTTAATTGCATTAAATTATTTATAGGGGAGAATTGAAATAGGTAATTATGGATTGTAATTATTCTTTGTATTGTATTTTTTTATGTTTGATTAAGGTTAATTACGATTTAATCATTTAAATTAAATTGCCTTCGTTTTAGTTTTGTTGCATTAAATTTATTTTTAAGGATTATTTATGGAAAAAAAGATTATTTTTTATAGCAAGAAAAGTTTTTTGCCTAATACTTCATTACAAAAGATAGGGGAAGAAATATATAATCTGAAAGATAGAAGTATATCTAATATCTATGATACTGTTGCCAAAAATGAGAAATCAGAGCTTCATAAACATTTGACATGGGATAATAAAATTGCGGGTAAAAACTGGCGTAAATATGAAATTAAAAAAATAGTTTCGACAATTGTATATAAAATTATAGAAATAGATAAAGACAAAAAAGAAGATATACTTATTGAAGATCAAAGGGCTTTTGACACTATAGGAAAAGACGACAAGAAAAAAGAAGTTATATTCGTTGTAGAAGATATCAAAAAGAAAGACAAAAGAACTATATTATTTGAAAAACTTCAGGAGGAATTCGAAAGTATTCAAAATAGAATTAAAGAGTATAATAGAATCGTTGATTTTATTCTGGATTTAAATAATAAATGGAATGATTTAAATAATAAATTAAATAAATAATCGTTTTTATTACATTAAGATCGTTTAAATTGAATTTTATTAAATTAAATTTTTTTGGAGTTGTATAATGAATAAAGCAAATATAATAATTTTTAGTTTTAATAGGCCTTGTCAATTAGAATTGTTATTAAGATCCATGAAAATGCATTGGAATGATTTTGATAACCAGGAGATTAAGGTTATTTATACTTATTCTAATGATAGTTTTGAAGCTGGATATAATAAGCTTAAAAATGAATGTAAGGGTAATATTGAGTTTGTCAAACAAGTGACATTTAGACAGAATGTTATTAATTGCATAGATACAAGTAAAGAACTTGTTATATTTGGGACTGATGATGATGTTTTTATTCGTGATTTTGATTTGCAATGTAAAGAGGTTGATTTCTTTAAGCAACGCCCTGAGATAATTACTTTGTCATTAAGGCTCGGTAAGAATATTTCTTATTGTTATACACAGAATAGATTTATATCCCGGCCGCTTTTAATCAAGGGTGCGGATTATAATTTGTGGAATTGGACTGAGGGAGAAGAAGGGGACTGGACTTATCCATTCAGTTTAGATTTTAATTTATATGAGACGGACTTTATTTTGCCTTATATTAAGAAGTTTGAGTTTAGATCACCGAATACACTTGAGGGCTTTTTTGCTCGTATAATGCCTTATGCTAGATATTTAATGATGGGTTTTGATGAACCTAAAATTGTAAATTTGCCTATAAATCGGGTGCAAATGGATAATAAGAATAGGCACGGAAGAATACCTGCGGAGTTTTTAAATAATAAGTATTTAGATGGCTATGTTATTGATTATAGTAAACTTGAAATATTCAACGGCAACTCTTGCCATATTGAGAGTAAAGTTGAGTTTATTGAGGGATAAACCATTGTTAATGGTTAAAAATATATTTTTTTTAGGAGATTAAATATGTATGAGTTAGAAAAAACTGATGAGAAAGAACGAATAGAATATGAAATAGGGCGTGAGGTGCGTTTAATTGGTGAGCATTTAGAAAAATTGGATCATGCTATTAATTCTTTAAGAAAACGATGTGCTGATATTATTGAAGAATATCCAACTGAAAAATTAGACTCCAAATTATCAGAAGGATGTGGAACTGTTTTAGGTGACAAATTAAAGAATTTTAACGGATCGTTAGAGTCTTGTATTAATAATTTGAATAACTTAAAAGAAAATATAAGGCTATAGGCAATTTAAGATGTGCAATAAAGATACTAAAAAATGCGATATACAGAAAGGATTCCCATTAAATGAATGCTGCAAAAACAATCTTATGAAACTATTATCTGTTATAGATATCATGTTTAAAAAGCATAATATATTATATTGGATTGATTATGGTACGTTGCTTGGGAGTGTAAGGCAAGGGCAAATAATACCCTATGACGATGATTGCGATATTGGTATACTAAGGCAGGATTTAGATAAACTATTATGCTTAAGCGATGAATTTCGTTTGATGGGATTCCATCTAGTAAGTTGGTTCTATCCTAATTTTTTAAGATTAGATTATAGCAGAATAAATGAACTTCATGTGGATATCTTTGCATGGGATGTTCAAATAATGCCATTTAAAGAGATCTGGCAAGAGGATAGATGGCAATATAATACAGCTTGTTTATACCGGAAACAATATATTCAGGGCAAAGATGAAAATAAAGGAAAGCATTTTCCAGTTGAATATTTATTCCCTCTGAATAAATCTAAAATAGGCAATTTGTCTTTACCGTGTCCGCACAAACCAGATCGATTTTGTGGGTTTAGATATGGGCATGATTGGAGAATTGAGAAAAAGGAAAATTAATAATGAATAAGGAAAAAATTAATATAGGGTTTACAGTTGGCATTTGGGATTGTTTTCATGAAGCACATATTATTTTTTTAAAGAAATGCCATAAATATTGTGATTATTTAATAGTTGGTATCATGACAGATTATTGGTGTAAAGTCCAAAAAGGTAAAACTAGACCTGAAGATGGGTTACAAACCAGACATGCTAATTTACAAAATAGTAACCTTTGTGATAAGATCGTCATACTTGATACTTTAGATATGACAGAATATTTGAAAATTGCTGATATATGGATTAAGGGAGTTGGGCAAAATAAAATGAAGCCAGAATTTTTTAAAAATACTGTTTTCATACCTAGAACACCTGATATATCAACGACAAAAATTTTAGAGGAGAAAAAATGGTAAAATTTTTAAAAAAAATCATTAAAAAATTATTTTTTAAATATTTTGATATAAAAATAAATAACATTGAGGTTTATACTTTTTGTAAAGATGAAATTTTATCTAATAATTTTAATGAAAAATTTAATTCAAAATTCTGCACTATATATAATATAGCATATTTTGTATTGGTTCAATATTGGTTTGATTCAATAACTATTGTTGTCAATAGGGATACATCTACTATTTTTTTAATACTAGAAGATATAAATTTTGAATTAGAAAAAGAAATTATTGGATATTTAAAAGATAAATTACCGGCTAATGTATTAATTAAAATATCTGAAAATATAGTAGAAAATATTATTGGCTATGAAATAAAAGAAAAATAATGGATAATAGACAAAAATATATTAATATAAACCCAAAATATTTTGAATTATTATCATTAAGCTATTTTGATAAATATATGCATGATGCTTTAATATATAGGGATTTCATGGGATGTGAAGGCTTTAAAGAGGATTATTTGGCTTTACATGGAATAATTAGGGAAGTAAATCCTCAGTCATTTTGTGAGATTGGAACTCACTTAGGAGAGGGGACTAGAATTATTTGTAATGCTATGCAAGGTAAACAAGTATATTCACTTGATTTACCGGTCAGATATGATGAAACTAAAGATGTCTATTTAAATTGGAATAGTGAAAAACCAGAAGGAAAAGTAGGTGAACGATGCGAATTTACTTATACTCAATTATTTGGAAACTCAAAATATTTTGACTTTTCACCATATTACCCAATTGATGCCTGGTATATTGACGGTAGGCATAATTATGAGTTTTGTTATGCGGATTCTATAAACGCCTTAAAATCTAACCCAAAAGTCATTATATGGCATGATACATTGATGGATGGTGTTCAAAAAGCTATTTATCAGATAATAGAAGAAAACAAGGCTTTATATGAGGCTTATTATATAAGAGGTACGAGAGTATCATTTATTTTAAGAAAGGAGAAAAATAATGCCAATAAATAGTGAAATATTAAGTAAGTATAAAAATGATGTGTTTGTGGAGACTGGAACACATATTGGGCGTGGTATAGATGCAGCTTTGAAAGCTGGTTTCAAGGAAATCCACTCTGTTGAATTATCAGCAAAACATTATATTTTTTGTATGAAAAAGTACAAAGATAATAAAAATGTATTTCTTTATCATGGAGATTCAGGAAAATTGCTTAGTGTTATTTTAGGAAAAGTAAAACGTAGAAATAAAACTGTGTGGTTGGATTCACATTTTTCAGGAGGCGATACAGCTTGCGGAGAGAAATATTCACCGCTTATGGAAGAACTAAGTGTAATTAAATATTTCTATGGTAAAAGGGATGTAATTTTAATTGATGATATTCGGGATTATAAGGTTAAATCAGAGCATTATGATTTTGACCTGGAAGATATTAAGGATAAACTTTTAGAGATTAATGCTGATTTTACTTTTAGCTATGAGGACTCATATCAGGGTGATACTTTTATGTTTCCAAAAGATATTTTAGTGGCTAAATAGGAGTAAGCATGATTGATATTAAGAAAAAACCAAATAAAATATATATTGAAATATATAATTATAAAACCAAAAAAAAGATAGTCACATTAGCTTTTTCGAAAGAATCATTAAAATTTGCTAATCATATACATAAATATTTTAAACATATAATAAAAACTTCAATAGAATCAGGATGGATAAATAGATCAGATTGGACAAACGCAGAAATAAAATTAAGATTTCCTGGAATAAATAAAGTTGAAATTATATTGCCTTCGGTAATACATAATGTAAATATCAATATTAAACCCTCAAAATTGAGCATACAAGCAAATAAAATATTTAGAAGAATATTTAAAAATAATATTAATTATGTAAAAGATATAAAAGTTATTCCAAAATATAAAAAATGATACCAATACTTTATGCTATAAACTTTAAAATAGATTCTCTTCCTAATGCAATGAGACGCTTCAATTGCTCATTAAATTCTATTTTATTGCAAGCTGATAAGATATTTATTTTAAATGCATCGAAAGAAGATATTGATATTATTGATCATGATAAGATTGTTTATATTCATAAGCCTTATAATAAGTACTTTAATAAATCACTTTTAATGAACTATATGGTGAAGCATTTTTTAAAGGATTATGACTATTTTTGTTTTTCAGATATAGACCTCGTTTATCCAAAGGATTATATTAAACGAATTACTTCACATATACAGAATAAACCAGTTCGGGTGATTCCTCGCAATATAGCAATGCCTATGGAATATTACTCAGGTAATTATGATGATTTGTTAATCATTGCTGATAAGTTTAAACAGCATCCAACAGGTGAAGCTCATGGAATAGGTTTATTTCATACTCAGTCTGTTATTGATATAAAAGGATGGAATGAATATTATTTGGGGTATGCTGCGGAAGATAAAAGTATAAATTTGAGATTGGAAAAATATGGCAATAAGATTATATTTGATCGTTCAATAAATCATATTCATTTGTGGCATTATCCAATAAATCGGGAATATCATGCACAAAATAAGTTTTTATGGAATCAAGAGCAAGAATTTATCAGGAAAGGGAAACTTATATTTAATGATAAGTGGGGTGAATATTAATGGGCAAATTTTATATATGGAATGATATTTTTGATGGAAATAACACATTAAGACTTGATTATCCATTGAATGAAGATTCCATTGTTTTTGATGTAGGGGCGTATAAAGGTGAATTTATTGAAAAAATATATAGTAAATATAAATGTAATATTTATGCTTTTGAGCCTATTCCAGATTTTTTTAACTTATTATGTGATAAGTTTGCAGAGAATAATAAAATCCATTTATATAATTTTGGATTACATAATAAAGAAGAGTTGACACCTATACAATTAAAAGATGATTCTTCATCAATCTTTCGAGTAGACTTAGAGAGTGCTTCCTATGTGGAAATGAAAAAATTAAGTGGATTCTTTAAAGAAAATGAGATTACAAAAATAGATCTGCTTAAACTTAATGTGGAAGGGGCTGAATATTATATTTTAGACGATATAATTAAAAATAACTTACAGTTAGTAATTGATAATATCCAGGTTCAATTCCATCATATTGATAAAAAGTTTGATAAATATAAGGATAAATTCTGTAATGTTTTAAGTGAAACACATCAACTTACTTATAAGATAGATTGGATTTGGGAGAATTGGCAAATTAAGACAATCCCATTTTACCATGATTTTGAGTTACTCAATAAACTGATAGATGATTATTTATGTTTAGAAAAAAAGCATGAAATACTTTCTCAGGATTTCAGAAATTTTAGAGAAAAGCAGCATAATTTAAAACATGCAGTTGATACTTATATTTCAACTGAAGGCACAAATATATCAAATCTTAAGCACCAAATGGAGTTAAATAAATGAAATTATCAGATTTTGGATTTAATGTTTATTCTCAATTCGGGGAAGATGGCATAATCGCCAAGATATTTCAAATTATAAAAATAAGGCATAATGTATGTATTGATCTTGGTTCATGGGATGGCGTTCATTATTCTAATGTTTGTAATTTATATCGTAATGGATGGAAAGCCATTCTGATAGAAGGCAATAAAAAAAAGTTTGACGAATTGGAACGTAATATTAGATGGTATGATTGTATTGCTATTAATGAATGGGTCAAGAATGCGGATATTATCAACAGATACACTAAAATTGACCTTCTAAGCGTTGATATAGACGGAAATGATTATTTTATACTAAAGGACTTAAAATCACGCCCCAGAGTGCTTATTTGTGAATATAACCCTACAATTCCACCCTTCATGAACATGATAGCCAAGAAAAATAGTAATTTTGGTTGCTCTGCTTTGGCATTAAAAACCATGGCTAAATCTAAAGGGTATACTTTAATCGCAATGACTGAGAGTAATTGCATATTCGTATTAGATGAATTAGTTCATAAGTTTAATGATTTTGATATAGAATATGAGTCTATTTTTTGCTATAAGAATCTTTCTTATGTGATTACAGATTATTCAGGGAATTATATGTTTTCTAGAAGGCCAGTCTATGGATTTGAAAAACCTTTGAAAGTTAGATTTATTTAATATTAATATCTTTAGTTGATAAGCCTTTTTCTAATTTTTCAGCTAATTTCAATTCTGAATCATTATTAATTACTTGTCCAGATTTTGTAAATTTTAGATTAGAAGTATCAACTCTATTGACATTATGATAAATATTTGTTTTTTTAGGTTTTGCCTTATGTTCTTTAGCATCTAAAAGATTATAAATGCCGGCGATACGTAATTTTACGGCTAGCCAAAATGTTAACTTTACATTAAGTTTTATTGAATATTCCAAATCACCTACTTTTTGATATTTATCAATTTTGATTGCTTTCATGTTTTTTCCTTAAAATAATATTTTTGCTAAAAATAATAATAAAACAGCTATGATAAACATAACTATAATAAAAATTGCAAAGGCGGTGTTATCTTTCATTTTTTAATTTCCTTTGCCTGACCTGATATATTTTGGTCTCTATCATGAAAGCTATGTAATATCATGTTGCCAACATAATATCCAGCTTGTTTTTGATGATGAAGATATTCAGATCTGGCAACTTCCTTAAATTCAGGATCGTTTTGCCTTTTTAAAAAATATTTGATCATTTTCTTATCATTCCTTTTTTATATCTTAACATGGCATTTTCTTGAGATAGTCGGATTATTACTCTTATAAGTTGATTTTTGGAAAATCCTTTATAAATCTCTTTTACTTCTTTGACAGATACTAATTTTTTTTTAGATTTTGGAGTAGTTATTTTTTTAATAAATGTTTTAATTTTATTTATCATTTAATCCTCTCCATAAAAGTCTTTCTACTAAAGATTTTAATGTAGTTTTTAATCCTTGCTCTTTTTCTTCAATAACTTTTTTCTTTAGCGCTATATATAATTTTTCATCTTCAGTAGCATAAGTAATAGGAACTTTGTTTTCTGGCATAATTTTTCCTTATAAAAATATTTATTTATAAAAGTATAAATCTATAAAAATGTTTTGTCAATAGTTTTGTTTTATTAAGCGTAAAATATATTATATATTGAAATTATAAAATAAAGAGAGGCGAAAATGCCAGATTTAGACAAATACCCCAATAGATATAGGATTGAATTTATTGAGCCAGGTATAATTAGTTATGAGGACGTTGATCAAGGCACGGTGTTTGTGTCAAGAGACGCATTAGATCGAATGATGTCTTCTTTCATTGGTAAACCTGTTATTAACAGGTTGCACAAAGATTTAGAGCCTGAAGAAGCTTTTAAATTGTCCGATGCAGAGAAGCAAGCCTTAGCAGACGGCGTTGTTTATAACTATGGATGGCTAGATAATGGAAGGGGTTATGCAGATGTTATTATTTGGGATTTAGACACAAAAAAGAATATCAAACAAGGTTATTCTGCTTCATGTGCATACATGCCAACAAAGACTGATAGGGGCGATGTATGGCATGGAATACCCTACGATGAAGAAGTTATTGATGGCGTATATACACATATGGCAATTGTTGAAAAACCTAGATATGAGTTTGCAAAAATCTATGAATTAGATTCCAGCTTCCATAATTCTATGTCAGAGAAGGTATTGAGTATTTATCAGAATTCAAAGGAGGATTCGATGAAAAAAAAGAAAAAGATCTTTCACCTTTTTAAAAACAATATAGACGCTGAAACTGGAAAAAAGCCTGAAGATGAAATCGTTGAGGAAGAAAAAGTAAATATGGATGATGCTATTCTTGAAATAGAAGGCGAGCAAGTTCCTCTTTCTGAAGTCATTACTGCTTATAAAGAGGAAAAAGTTAAAGATGAAACAGGCGAAGAAGGCAATAATGTGATTAATCCTGAAGATGAAATTGATATTGGCGATGGTGAAAAAGTTCTAGCAAGTGAATTGATTGCGTCTTATCAAAGACGAGCATCAAAGGCTAATGCTGAGCTTCCAACAGATACAACAATGGAAGAGACTGTTGATGAAAAGGCACAGAAAGAAAATTCAAAAAAACCTAATGATAATTTTAAAGCTTTGAATAACTCTATTAAAGAATCCTTTGCAAATGTGAAGTTAATAGTAAATTCAAAAGTTGACAGAATTAACAAAGGTAAACAAAAATACGGATCAGGCAAGGAGGTAAAAGAATGAGTTTATACACAAATCAATTCAGTCCAACCGCTTATCCTGGTCAATTAGACCTTCAAACAAATCCTAACCCATTTGTATTATCTTGTAGGTATGATCCACAGGACACCGAAGGGAATACATTACTGGCAGGTGAAGGTGTATTATTAAAAGACTTGGGTGCGAATGATGCAGCTGGTTTACCTATCATAGGTAAAAGAATTGGAAATAACGATATTATTTTTGGTGCTAAGGTTGCAAGAACAAAAAACAATACCTCAGCCGTTGGTGATGTTGTTGAGATAGCAGGTGAAGGAGCAGTCATATATATGGAATGCTCTGGTGCGGTATTAAGAGGTGCAAGAGTAGCTCTTGTATTAGCGACACCTGGACAGGTAATGACAAAGGTTGATGGTTATCAAGAATTCGGATTTGCTCTCGATAAGGGATCTAATGGACAGCTTATCCGTGTAAGAATCACAGATGCAGGTACAGGAACTTAAGGAGGTAAGATATGAGTAAAACTATTTTAGACAGCATACTTTATAATGCGAACGGTGCAGTAGATCCTAATAGCACTGGTTTCAAAATTATAATTGATACTCTGACTTATCTTAGAGATAAGGTTCTTGAGCAAAAATTCTATAAGATTGCCCCTGCGGATTATGTTCCAGTTGATGTTGGGGATGCTGCATATGCAGACGAGATCGTTCAGAATTTAACTTTCACCACAGATGGTGGATTTTTTCAGGGTGATATCAATAATGCAAATGCTAACACAAAAATCTCTAATGTTGACACAGCTTTAAGTCCATTAAGAATGCCAACACAATTTTGGGCTAAATCTACAAACTGGACAATTCTTGAAATTAAACAGGCAGCAATGCTTAATAAATGGGATGTAGTTGAGTCAAAACTTAAATCACTTAAGGAAGTTTGGGATATTGGTATTCAGGAAGTCTGCTTTTTAGGACATCCGATTATAAGTACAATGACAGGATTACTTAATGATAGTGAAATTACTAATAATGAAACTTTAATCACAAAGGCGATTAATACAATGAGTGCTTCAGAATTTGCAACTTTTGTTGGTGGAATACTGGCAGCTTATAATACTAATTGTAATGAAACCGCAGTTCCAGACACTTTTGTAATGCCAACAAGTGATTATTTAGGTCTTGTTGTTCCTGTAAGTTCAACTTATCCTAATATTTCTCAAATAGAGTATTTACTTAATGCTTTTAAGAAAGCTACCAGAAATGAGAACTTTAAAATATTGCCTTTAGCATATTGTGAGGCTGCTAGAAATACAGCAAGAGGTATAAACAAACAGAGATATATTCTTTATAGAAATGATCCTGATACTTTAAGTATGTCAATTCCAGTTGATTTGACTATGCTTAGACCTCAAACTATGAATGAACTTCAGTGGTCTCAGGCTGCTTATGGACAATATTCAGGTGTTCTTATTAGTAGAAAGCCAGAAGTATTATATTTCTCGTATTAAATGAGATAAATATTTTTATACAAGAGGGGACAAAATCCCCTCTTTTTGAAATAAGGAGATATTAAGTGACTACCATAACTGTTGAAGAATTCAAAACCAGATTTACAAAAAACTTCATATTTGGCAATGAAACTGACCAGGTATCAGATACAGATGTTCAAAATGCCATAAATGACGCACTTACAGTTTTTAATCAAGACTTACTTCCTACAGATGAAAATGGCATTAATCCTTCAGAAATAGCATTTTATTATCTGTCCGCACATTTTTGTCAACTTAATTATGATGAACAGGGAATGGGACCACAGGCGAATTTTATTCAAAGTAGTAGATCTGTTGGTGGAATGAGTGAAAGCCTACAAATTCCAGATTGGGTGAGCAACTCGGAATTGTCTATATATGCTACTACTTCCTTTGGATTAAAATATCTTCAAATGATTAAACCATATTGTATAGGCGCTGCTTATGCAGTTGAGGGGAAAACTACTCCATGAAAAATGTTAATATTAAAGCTGATTTTACAAAATTAGAAAATCTGATTAAATGTTTAAATAGTAAACTTTTTTGTGATGTAGGCATTTTAGGTGATGAAAAAGGAGAAAAAACAACAGAGGGCAAAAGTAAAGATATATCTATTGCATCTATAGGGGCAGTTCATGAATTCGGTGCGGATATAGAAGTAACTCCAAAAATGAGATCATTTTTGCATTATATAGGAATAAATTTAAACCCAAAAACAAAATATGTGCATATACCACAAAGAAGTTTTATTTTGATGCCTATTGAGGTAAATGAGAAAAAGATTACTAAACAGTTAAAGGCTAGATTTCCTTTACTTGTTAATGAAAAAACGGCAGTTAAGTTTATGCAGGAAGTAGGGATTACGTGTGAAGGGGTTATTCAAGAGGCTTTTGATACCGCAGGTTTTGGAAACTGGCAACCTTTACATCCTGCAACAATTGCTAATAAAGAAGGTGAAGGGATACTTAAAGATCAGGGTGATTTGAGGCGAGCGATAACTTCAAAAGTAGGAGGAAAATATTAATGTTTCCTCAAATGGCGGGGGTTTTGCGTGGCTGGACACGTAAAAAAACAGTTATTTCTTATTCGGAAACAATTGTTGATTTTGAAACTGTTTTGACTGCTAATGATCCGGTAACAGCCAGAGTAAATTATCAACCGACTCCGCCTCAGAGAGTTGATAAAAAACCAGAAGAAGATAGGCAATGGATATGGTGGGATATATGGGTTGATAGTTCCTTGAAATTAAAAATAAAAGATTGGATTGTTATTGATGATAAAAATTTTCAGGTTATGGTTATACATGATTGGAAAGTATCAGGTTTTTATCATTATGAGTGCGTTGAGGCTTTTATGCCTTCAACTGCTTAAAGAGGTTATATGGAAGTAGATAAATTAGTTTGTAATGTGATACAGCATGAAATGGGTACTCCAAATGGTCGTATGGTGGTTGGAAATCAAAACTGGACACCACCTTCAGATAGCAGTTATTATATTACTGTTAGAATAAGAAGTCCAAAAATAGTGGCAAGTACAAACAAATTTGATCATGAAAACGATGTTGAAATAAAAAGAGTTGTTACTCATACTACTGTTGATATAAATATAACATCTAAAAATAGAGAGGCGGTTGAAAGGAAAGAAGAAGTTGTAATGGCTTTAACTTCAACTTATTCAATTCAACAACAGGAATTATATCAAATGAAGATATTTAGAATGACTGATATCCTGGATTTAAGCCTGGTTGAGGCGAGTTCAGGTTTAAATAGATTTAGAATTTCTTGTGTTGTTTCGAGCATACGTGAAAAACAGACAAGTATAGATTATTACGATAAATTCAGACGGCAGGAGGTTATAGAACAATGAGTTTAAGTATTGCAAATGTAATTAGAGTTTTTATTTTAGCAGCCTTAAGAGGTCTTGCAAATGCTAATACATCCGCTTTGGCATTATTTACAGATGAAGAGCCTTTATCTGCTACATATGGGGATTATGGGATATATCTTGATCCTACAGGTGTAGCAAGTGATTTTGGGAGTACTTCAAAGACTTATAGGCTGGCAGTAAAGGTATTTCAGCAAGTACCTAATATTCTTACAGGTAGTGGTTTCCTTGTAATCATACCTAGAAATCAAACAGCGGCAGCTCAACCAGCAACTATTGTTGGTACAAGTGTTGTTAATTTTACTTCTTTAACTGCGGATGATTATTATATTAAAGTAGCAGTTGACGGAGGGGCAGTTACTAGTCTTGATATTGGTGAAATTGATACTACTGATATGACAACTATTTTAACGAGCCTTAATAGTACGGCAGTTACAGCAGCAGGATTGGTTTTTACCATAAGTGGTGATAAATCTTCAGCAGTTGTCACATTAAAAACTATTGCAACAGGTGCAAGTAAAAGTATTGCGATTGATTCAGGTGTAAGCACATATGATGGAACAGAATTAAGTCCACTGGTATTTATATCAGGAAGTGCGACAGGTTCGGATGCAGGTGTTGAAAGGGTAAAAGATGCAGTTTTAAGAACTGTAAATTTTTTAGAATATTTTGGAATTATCCTTAATAAAAAACAGACAGATGATAATTTAACAGAATTGGCAGCATTAATACAATGTTATGACAAAATGCTTTTTGTAGGATCTAATTTAACTGCGGATATTACAGGGATTTTTTCTACTCTTATGGGTTCAGGTTATACTCATACCAGATGTTTATTTTATAGTAACTCTGAAAATGATGCGCTAGATTTTGCAGCTGCTTATGCATCAAGAGGATTAAGCATAAACTTTGATGCATCGAATTCAGTTCATACCATGCATCTTAAAGATATCACAGGGTTAGATGCTGATCCTATATTTGCAGGAAGTACAGGACAGACTTATCTTGATTCTGCAAAAAATAACGGTGTTGATGTATTAGCTGATTTTGGAATTGCTAAGGTTTTTACATCCGGGCAGAATGGTTATTTTGACGCTATTTATATTCAGCTTGCATTAAGATTAAGATTACAGGTGGCAGGGTTTAATTATCTTGCACAGACTAATACTAAAATACCACAAACTGAAGAAGGTATGGACGGATTAAAAGGTGCTTATCGAAAGGTTATGGGATTATTTGTGACTAATGGTGCTTTCGCACCTGGTACATGGAATAGCTCTACAACTTTTGGAGATCCTGAGGACCATATAAGAAATATTTCAGATTATGGATATTTTATATATTCAAGTCCAGTAGCATTACAGAGTCAAACTGTAAGAGAAGCCAGGGTAGCCCCTATAGCTCAAATAGCAGCGAAATCAAGCGGTGCTATTCATTCTTCAGATGTTATAGTACTAATTGAAGCGTAAGGAGGTAATTAAATGAGTGTTGTTTTAACAGGTAAAGATACCAGCATAATTGATGATAGAGTTTTAAAAGATTTAGGGGATGGTGATGTTGTAAGCATTGACTTTCCTAATAATCTAGTAGAAGGAAAAGTCGGTAAAAATGGCAATGTGCTATATGCATATAATTCAACTGGAAGTCAGGCAATCGCTACTGTAAGAGTCTTAAGGGGATCGCCTGATGATAAGTTTTTTAATTCAAAACTTATTTTGTATAAACAAGATCCAGCATCTTTTGTCCTAATGGAATCTGAATTCATTAAAAATGTCGGTGATGGGAAAGGGAACGTCACCAAAGATATTTATAAATTTAATGGTGGAATAATTCAAAAATATCCAGTTGTAACTGAAAATGTAGAAGGAAATATAGATCAGGCGATATGCGTGTGGACAATATTATTTGCTAATACTGACAGGATAGAATCATAATTATTTTAGAGGAGAATAAAAATGAATATTGCAGGTAAAGAGTTAAAAATAACTCCGGCATCTTTTGATGAGGCTATGGATTTGAAAGATGCCATCGAGATAGCGGTAAGAGAGGGTAAAATAAGCCTATCCGGAGAACTATTGGAAGGGGATGTGTTTAAAAAAGAACTGGCAAGTGAAGACTTAACAGGTGTTTTAAATGCAATTTTGTCAATTGATAGTTCAAAGGATATAAGGAATTGTCTTTTTATATGTGCGGAAAGGGCAGTTTTGGGAACGGATAAAATTAATAGAGATTTTTTTGATGATGTTAATAATAGACAATATTATTATCCTATTATGTTTGAAGTCTTAAGGGTTAATCTTACCCCTTTTTTCGCAAAAGTCTTTTCCTCGTTCATGGGAATCGGGGAGAAGATAGAAAACTTCCTAAAGTCGAAATAAATGCCAGTGATAGAATGGTAGTTGCTTTAAGAGTATCAAAAACCGGCTTTTATGAAGGCAATCCCGAAAAAGTCCTGAAAGGACGTGTTGACTATGTATTAGCAGCACTTGAATATAATAAGTTCTTAATCGATTATGAGGACGTTTATATAGAAATAAACAGGAAAACAAAGTGAATATAGCGACATTATTTGCCAGAATAGGCTTAGATACTGGTGGTAGTTCAAAAAAAGCTCAATCTTTTCTAGACCAATTAAAAGGCATTAAAATAGGTTTAGGTGTCGCTTCTATCGGAGTGGCAGCTTTTTCTTATGGCATTAAAAAACTTATGGATAGTGCTATTCAAACCTCGTTTGCCTTAAAACAATTTAATACTGAGACTGGGTTATCTATTGAAAAACTTCAAAGATGGCAAAGTGTAGCGGACGAAACTAATAATTCAGGTAAAGCAGTCGCAGAGTCTATAAAGGCCATTGTAAGCAATCAGGAAAAACTTAAACTTGGTCAAGGCAATATTTCAGGTTATCAATTATTAGGGATAGATCCAAGACAAAATGCTTTTGATATTCTAGAACAGTTAAGAGAGAAAACAAAAGGTTTATCTCAAGGGATGAAAAAAAATGTCCTTGAGCAAATGGGTGTAAGTAAAGATTTAATCCAGGTATTAGAGTTATCCAAAACAAAATTCGATGCCCTTGCAAAAGGGGCGTTTATTATTCCAAAAGGTGCAGTTGATATGATTGATAAAGCCAGAGCTTCGTCAAAACAATTGGGAAGTGCGATTAATTATCTTAAAGGCATGATTGCTGCTAATTTAGCACCAAGTATAATCAAGATTAATAAACAGATAATGATATGGATACGGCAAAATAAACAGGGATTAATTGAAGGTATAAAAAAACTATTTGATTGGGTGACAAGAATTATAAGAGCAATAATAAGAACTGCGGAAGCAATTGATAAGATTGTGAGATCTACTATTGGATGGAAAAATGCAATGTTAATATTATTAGGTGTTTTTACTTTGATGAATTTGCCTCTTATGACAATAGTTGCAGGAGTTATTTTACTTATAGCGGTTATTGAGGACTTATATAGATTTTCCCAAGGGAAAAAATCTTTATTTGGAATTATGTTAAAACAATTTCCTGAATTAGAAAAATTAATGAAAAAATTTACCAGTGGCATATATGAGGGATTTAATGACCTTAAAACTTTATTTGAGCTTATAAGGGATGCGATTGATGCTATTATTAAATTAACAAAACATGATTTTAAAGGTGCTTTTAAATCTATGAAGGAAGGATTAAAAGATTTTTTTGGAAGTGACCCTAAAGAAATATTTGAAAATTATATAAAATGGATGAAAAAGAATCCTTTTATGCTTAGTTTACAGGGTATTGAAGGATTAGGAAATTTATTAATAGAAAAAAAGCAGAAAGGAAATATAGAAAATAATTATAATACAAAAGTTGATGTATATACTAATGAGAAAATGGATGAAGAAAAATTAGCCAAGAAAATAACAGAAAAACAACAAAAAGCTATTAATCAGGCAGATGATGAATTAGGAGGTGAATAATTGAGTCTTGGATTGATAACACCTGAAAGAGTTCAAATGTCACTTAATGCAGGATCATACCTTAATAGCAAGGTTGCTGCAATTGTATCACCTAAACATGCTGAGGGAATAAATGGATGGGTTTTTGATATACCTAAAAGCGAACAGGTAAGATTATCAAGTGATATTACAGATCATTATATGGAGAATAATTCTTTTGTCAATGATCATATTGTTGATAGACCTATTGAAATTACTTTAAGTGGTTTTGTAGGTGAATTAGTATGGAAAAAACCTACAGGATTTGGAGCAGATCTAAACTTTTTTTCAGGTTCTTTATCAGTCGTTGATGCTTATTTAGGAGATTATTCACCACAGGAATTACAAAAACAACAGAACTTATTAGGAGAGATACAGAAAAATAATAATTTTGTTAAACAGATAGTTCAAAAGACTACTAATATTGTGAAGTCATTTTCAGGGGATGGACAATCAAAGACTTTACAGCAAGTGGCATATAATGAATTAAAAGCATTGAAAGACAATAGAAGTTTGTTAAAAGTGCAAACGCCTTTTGCATATTTTGAGAATATGCTTATCCAGGAAATTACATTTGTTCAGGGTGAGGATTCTAATTCTTATTGTGATATTTCTATAACTTTGAAAGAAGCCAGATTTGCTGAAATTTCAGTTGTAAGTTTTGATGAAGATTTATTGCCATCAAGAAATCAGCAACAGGATACAGAGGAATCTGATAATGGAACAATTAAAGGCACAGATGATGATGATGATTTATTAATAAATCTTTATGAAGGCGTTACAGGAACAAATTTATGAAAAAGATTAGTGGATTACAAAAAATTGCTTCTCAAAAATGGAGAACTCCAATTAATGATGGCATAATTGAATTCCGGTTAATCTATAGGCCGGCAATACAAATGTGGTTCATTGACATTACTTTTAATAATTTTACCGTCAAAGGAATGAGAGTTTGCCAGAGTTTAAATTTGTTGCATCAATATAAAAAACTTTTGCCTTTTGGGTTATTTATTTATATTGCAGATGGTGTTGAGCCATTTCTAATAAGTGATTTTTCATCAGAAAGAGTAATTATATATATTCTTGATGATACTGAAAAAGATTCGATAGATAGTTATTATCAGGATAGAAAAGAATTTTTAGAATTGGGAGAATAAATTGGCAAGATTCATGAGAAATTATGAGATACAAATATTAACTCCTCAGAATGAATTGATCACAATAAAACCGCCTTTTAGTATGAGGTGTAATATAAAAAGGAATACTCTGGCTTCGACTAACACTACAAGTTTAACTTTAATAAATTTATCAGAACTAAATAGAGCAAAATTATATAAAGATAGATATACTTTTACTGAATATTGGCAAATGACCATAAAAGCAGGTTATGAAAAAATGATAACTTTATTTCAGGGAAACTTGTATGAAGTTTATAGTTATAAAGAAGGCACAGAATGGTACACACAAATTGAAGCATATGACGGCCAATATGCTATTCAAAATGGGTTTATTTCGGAAACTGTCCAGAAGGAAACACCTCAAGAAAATGTGATTAATACTGTAATAAAAGCATTCCCACAGATGATTAAAGGTAAAATAGGCATACCGGGTGAAGGTGAAAATAAAAGAGGAAAGGTTTTGTTTGGACCGGTTAAGGGAGTCATGGATCAGGAAACTAATGGTAAATGGTTTATTGATAAAGAGACTATACATGCAATAGATAATGATGAAGTTATTTCAAATGAGGTAGTAGTTTTGGATTCTCAATTACTGAAAACTACACCAAAAAGAAGGGATACTTTTCTTGATTGTGATTGTTTATTTTTTCCTGAAGCTGAAATAGGTTATTATTGTCAATTAGAAAGTAAATTTACTATTTATAATGGGCAGTATAAGATAATTGGATTTGAACATGATATTAATATTTCAGGGGCAGAATGTGGGGAGTCTAATACTAAAATTAGCCTTTATGCAGGGGCTAGAAATTTACAGGTGGTACAATGAGTGATACAACAATAAAAAAAACAGTGTCGCCTCCTAATTTAAGTACATTGTTATCAAATTTGAAAAAAGATATATTTTCCAATATAAATTGTATCCAGGTAGGAAAAATTGATAGTTATGATACAGCCAGCCAGAGTTGTACTATTAAGATCCAGATGAAAAGGAAAATAAGTGATACTGAATCAAAGGAATATCCGTTATTAATTGATTGCCCGGTTTTTGTTTTACAGGGCGGAGGTGCTTATATTGATTTTCCTATACAACAAGATGATTATTGCCTGGTATTATTTAATGATAGGGATATAGATACATGGTGGGATTCTGAGAATTTAGCCGAGCCGAATACTACTAGAAAACATTCATTGTCAGATGGCTTTGCATTGGTAGGGATTAATCCGAAAAATAGTGTTTTAGATTTGGATGGTGATAAAGTAAGAATTATCACAAATGATTATCCTTTTGAATTATATACTAAAAGTAAAGAGTCTAAAATTTATAATGATAATGCTTCAGTAATAATGAAAGATACAGGAGAATTCTTGATAGAAAATAATTCAGGTAAATTTAAGATAGATGCATCCGGAAATATTACATTTAATGATGGGACAGAGGCTTATGTATTAGGCACAAGCCTTGAAACAGCAATGGGAGTTCTTTTGGCATTAATTAAGGCTCATACTCATGATGTTGCAGGGGTTCAGGCAGGAAGTAGCACAATAACATCTTCAACATCAACATCATTGCAAAGTGCTAGTAATCCGGTTACAAATAACTTAAGTACGCAAATAAAGGGTAAATGATGATAATTAGAAGAAATGATGATAATGGAGATTGGCAATATGGAAGAGGTAAAGCTGATTATCTAAAAGACGAAGACGCTTTAAAGCAAAATCTAAAAACCAGATTGGCTTCATGGCTAAGAGATTGTTTTTTTGATTTAAATGCAGGTGTTGATTATAATAATTATTTAGATATAGGATCTAAAAGCTTTTTAGATCTAAATGTAAAACAAGTTATTTTGCAGACTGCGGATGTTATTAAAATAAATACTTATGAAAGCACTATTGAAGAAAGAGAGCTTACAATAACAGCTAATATTTATACTATATATGGAAATATAGATTTTATTTATTAAGGAGATACAAAATGTCAGATGTTTTAGATGCTACCGGATTAACCTTAAAAACATTAAGCGAATTAAGGGAAGAATTAGTAGGTGATTTAAAGGACATCTATGGTGATGATATAAATGTTGATCAGAATTCTCAAGATGGACAGTCTATAAATATATATTGCCAGGGTGGTATAGATATTAGAGAAGTAGTTCAGAAAGTATATACTTCTTTTGATCCAGACGAAGCAGAAGGAAGAATTTTAGACCAAAGAGTAGGTATAAATGGAATTGAAAGAAATTCAGGTACTTATACTTATGTTGATATTACATTTACAATAGATAGATCATTAAATTTGGTGGGGCTTGACGATCAGGCAGACGAACTTGAACCTACTGTAACAAATTTATACACAGCAAAAGATGATGCAGGGAATGAATTTTATTTGCTTGAGAGTCAAAATATTATTTATCCTACAACTGAGGAGTTGACTTTTACATTTAGAGCAAAAGAAATCGGAATTATTGAGGTTACTCCTTTAACTATTACAACGCCAGTAACAATAGTTGCAGGAGTATTATCAATAACCAATACAAGCTCAGCTAATAGTGTTGGAGTCGATGAAGAAAGCGATTTTGATTTAAAACGCCGCAGGAGAGGCTCGGTTGCATTGTCAGCATCAGGATATCTGGATTCTATTGAAGCAGCGATTCTCAATGTCGATGATGTGACAGATGCAGTGGTTCATGAAAATGATACAGATTCAGTTGATGGCGATGGAATTCCAGCACACTCTATATGGTGTATTGTCGAAGGTGGAGACGATGACGAAGTGGCCTTAGCAATTTATAAGAAAAAATCTAGTGGATCTGGAATGAAAGGAGACGAAGAAATTTATGTCCCTAGAACCAGAAATAGAACATTTTTGATTAAATTTGATAGAGTTGTAAGCCAGGATCTATATATTAGATTTTCTATCTCGTATGTAGGTGGTGTTTATGACGCTACTTATATAAAACAACAAATAGTACAATATGTATTATGGGAAATGGGTAAAGATGCATCCAGTGATGCCGTTACTTGTTTTGTAAAATCTTTAAATTCAGAATACATAATTACTGGGTGCCAGGTATCAGATGATGGGGTAAGCTGGGCCGAAACTGTTAGTACAACAGATAAAAAAAGCAAGTTTCAAAATGATGTAACACGGATTACGATTACTTAAGAGGGAATATGACAAACGAAGAGTTGATTTTATATTATGCTAACCGTTTAATTTTACAGTATCGCAATCAGGAAAAAGCACCTGAACATATAAAGGCTTTATTAAAAATAGTTGTTTTATTAGAGCTTTTAGTTGATATTGAAAATGGTTTTAGCATATATAATTCGGAAGGATTTCAACAGGATATCGTTGGGAAATATCTTGGTGTTGATAGAATCATTAAAGCCACAGCATTTACAAGGGATTATTGGGGTTATTGTGAATATGGCGATACAAGTCCTTTTGATTTTTTCCCTTATTGTAAATATGGCCAGATTGCACCTGATGTTCAGATTAGATCTTATAAGGAATCTCAGCAGTCATTATACGAATTAACGGATGAAGAATTCAGATTTGTAATGAAAATGAAGATTATACAAAATAATTCTAATCATTCAGCATATGAAATAGATCGGTTTATTTATAGATATTTTCCTTCAGAGGCAATTTTTAGTGATTTTATTGATCGTGGGAATATGTCTATAGCATATATTTTTAATGAGTCTTCAGAGAGAATGGTAACTATCTTAGTCTCTGAGAATTTATTACCGAAACCGGCCGGCGTTGCCGTCACTGTTAGTTTTGTACCAGATATAAATCATTTATTTGGTTATGCAACATATAGCGGTGTTTATCCGGATTTCATTTATGGTTATATAAAATATGGGGATGTTCCCCAGGGAGGTTGGTTACAATATGGCACAATTATCTAGAGCTTTACAAAAAATTTTTGGTAATACAGGGGGAACTAGTGAATTCGGTAAAATAGGATCTGAGGCAGCCGGTTCTCCGTCGACTACTAAAGATTTGGATCTAATTCAAAGTTTATCGCAATATTTACAAGGGTTATATGCTATCACGGCATCGGCAAATGAGCCGCCTAGAATAGAGGATATTAACGCTTTATATTTTTTAATTACAAGTCAATTAAGTTATATTTTTCAGAATGGTATTGCAAAATATCTTTCAACCGAAGAATATTATGTGGGATCTGTAATTGTTGATTTTAATAATGATTTGTATATCTCAATCTATGGGACGGATGGGGATCCTAATCAGGGAAATACTCCTTCATCAAGTCCGACTTATTGGCGGTTATTAGTTGATTATGCAGGAGCTCTGAATAAAGCAGTTGCAGCTGAAATAAATGCAATGAGTGAAAAGACGACGCTGGTAAGTGATGATGAATTTGTTATTGAAGATTCGGCTGCTAGTTATGGGAAGAAAAAAACTAAATATTCAAGCTTATTAAGTGGAATTCAGTCAGGCGTATCTCATTCTTCAAGTGCAGATTATACTATTCAAGATACAGATTTATATAGTAGGTATAATATAGTACATTCAGATACCACACCTTTGATAAATAGGAATCTTCCTACATTGGCGGATAATATTGGAAAAGAATTTGTTCTTCAAAATATAGGGTATTCTGGATTAACATATATTAATTCAGAAGAAGGAGCAAATATATATTTTGGAGAAAATACTTTATCAATATTAAAATTATTTATGCAGGGTGATTATGCTATATTAAGAGCAGAAAGTTCAGGGTGGATAGTAACCCATTGTCATATTTCTATGCTAACAGGATGGATGAATCGAGCAGATTGGACAAATGTTAATATTAGTTCTGCGTTCACTTACGATAATAAGAGTGCTGCGGTTGATCTTACAGGGCAAAAATTTACGGAAGCTGATACAGGAAACACGGGATTAATAATTTACGATAGCGGTGGAACGGGCGCAAGTGGAATTGTCTATATTGCAAATTGGACAGGTACAGGATATGCAACAAATAATAAAGTATGTACTTGTGGAAGTGGTGGATATACATTTGATGTGGATGAAGGGACTGGAAGTTCAAAAAATGTTGATTATAATTTCTATCATAATATTGGATTAAATTTAGATTATTTTCAAACAAATATATTTATCAATTCCTCTGCATCTTTTACGGACGCAATAAGGCCATTGTTAAATCAAACAGTCGCAGGAGCTCAATACGGGTGGAATTTTATTCAAAAAAGTACTTCTTATATAGAATTAAGAACAGCAATACAAGGACTGTGTGGTTATGTCCCAAGTGGAGGAGGCGCGGTAGTTGGTATTGATACAAATGATTGGTACATAAATATAAATTTAGTGATAATAGGTTAAGGAGTAAAATTATGATAAAAGAAAAAATAAAAAATGGTGAAGGGTTTATAGAAGTTGAGGGAGTTATTTATACTGCTAAAGAATGGGATGAAATGACAGACCCTAAATGGAATAAAACTGCGAAAGATTATCAGAAAAAATCTGATCAAGCAAAAATTGATTTTGCTGATAACCCAGTAGGATTAGAGGAAAGAATGCAAGAACTTAGTAATAATTTGAAGAAAACAAGAAAAGCTATGAATCCGGATTATTTAGAAAATCAAAAGAAGAAAATAACTAAGATATTTTCACAGCATGATTACAAAATTGTTGACAATAAACTTGTCTTGTTGACAGAACCAGAAAAACTTGATATTGCAAAAGAAAGAAAGAAAAAAGATATTGCTTTACAGTTAACACAGCTATATCCAGAAAAGGTAATAGATGGTACTCTGAAAGTTTTAAGCGAAGAAAAAAATGCTGAAATTGATCTACTTAAAGAAATAAAATATGTTGAAGAATATAGAATATAATAAGAAAAAAGAGGTAAAAGAATGTTAAAAATTATAAAAAATATCGAAACCTGGAAAATTATATTGATGGGAATAATAATTTTATCAGTTGCATTTAGTGGGATTAATGTAAAAACAAAATGGATATCATTTTCAAGGGCGAATAAGGAAATGACAAAAGTTAAAGCACAGACTAATAATGCAATTGACATGAAGAATGCAATGGTAGTAGAACTATGTAATTTATATGAAATTGTATTAAGAGAATTTATTAAAGATAAAAATTTAGATATTCCCTATTCTAAAATAAAATCTGATGTGAAATACTATAAACTGATTGCAATTGCTATGAGTGATGCATGTGAAGATATAACCATTGATCGATATATTCATAATAATGATTTATACCGATATCAAAATCAAAATGATTGGATAGCGTTCAAGCAAAATGTTGTTAATGTGTATATGCGAAAAGGAACAGAGATAATAGAGAACCTATATGATAATTCAAAAGTTATTCTCCCATTAAATGAATGGCATCAACGAGGAGGCTTGAGAATATATAATACATTATCAAAAAATTCTAATGAAATGCTGGAATTCCTTAAAAAAGAAAGTTGTATTTTTCACAAACAAGGTAATGGAGGATAAGATGAAATGCCCTGACTGTAAGATAGGTGATATTAATACTGAAATTGAGTTAATAGATGAAAAAAAATATCTTATAGAATCTTGCAGTAATTGTGATAAATATGATAAAATATATTTACATAAGGAGATAGAAGATGAAATTATTGAAACAAAGATTGACTAGCCCTTTTGGTCCAAGACTACATCCTAAATATGGAGGTAAAGAATTTCATACTGGTGTTGATTTAGTTGATGATAAATCACATCATGTATATTGTGCATATGAAGGAATTATACGAAGATCTAAATTTGGGAATTTTGGCGAAGGGAATTATATTCAAATGGTGTCTAATATAAAAGGTATTTCTTTATATCATAATTATTTTCATAATGAAGAAAATTTGGTTAAGGGATATGAAGATATAAAAAGAGATCAATTAATTGCTATCCAGGGAATGACTGGAACTGCAACTGGGATACATACTCATTATGAAATTTTTATGATGGATAATCAGCTTAATGAAGATTTTGCAAAAGATTTAATCAAGTTCGTGAAAAATGAAAAAGTAGGGCATCGTATATTTTTTGAACCTTTCATGTTAGATAGATATTTTGAAAAGAGAGGGATAGTATGATAATTATTTTATTTATTATTTATGGACTTTTGGGTTATTGCTTAGAAGGTATATTTAATCGCATTACAATGGGAGCTATAGTTGAAAATGAACTAAATAAACCAAGTAAAGCAATGTTTTGTTATAGCTCAATTTATATGATTCCTATTTTCGGAATATCTGGAGTTTGTATTTCTTTGATATATAATTATGTACCTTTTTTTCAAAGATATATAGCAATACCTATTATGATGTTAATAGGTGCAATTATAATAGATTTAATTGAATTAGGCAGCGGGATGTTATTGAATAAAGTCTTAAAACTAAGTATTTGGGATTATTCTAATAGTAAGCTTAATTTGTTTGGACAAATAGACTTACTGCATTCAATCGGATGGGCAGCGATAACAATTCCAATATGTTTTAAAAATGATTTAATTCGCTTATTAGCGAAAATGTAAGGAGTAAAGTAATGAAAAAATTTTTAGCAATTTGCAGTATTTTATTTATGTTATTAACACCGCTTTTTAGCGGGCTTAATCAACATACTTATCCAATATTCAATGATTGGGTATATGATGGGTATAATAATGAGGGAGACTGGGTTGCCTTTGATCTTGGAACTCTTGACGGCCAATTAAATAATAAGCAATCTTTTGTAAGAATAACACTTGAAGTAACTGAAATAGATACTGATGGGTCAGAATATGTTCATCTATATCTTCGAGAACATGGTGGAGGATATTCAACTGTTAGACAAGTATCGGTTAATTACAATAATGGGCTTAAAGGTGAAATTGAATGCTGGACAGATTCTGAGGGATGGATTGATTATAAAATAGATTATGGATGGTGGGAATCTAAAAAAGTCAAAGTAATGATAAGGATAGTAAATAGTATAAACTGATGGAAAAAATACGAATTATTATATCTATAATATTCACAATGGCAAGTGTAACAATTATAAAACTTATTGTTATATGGATAGAAGCACAGATAAAAGAACAATTTGAAAATCACGAAAAAATAATTAAAATTGTAAATAATTTTTATCCATTATTAACCATAGGCTTTTCTATCTTATTGGCTTTTACTTATCCTGCTATTCTTTTAGATAAATATAGTTTTGTATTGAATTTTATACTCTATTGCGGTGGTATATTGCTTGTTTATCATTGGCTGTTTAAAACAATTGTGGATAGAATAATTAAATATATCCAGAATAAAACACTATAAGGAGAATAAACATGGTTCAATTTTTAATTTTTTCAGGGATTTTTTTAATTTGTTTTATAGGTGGTTGTTTTGTAGGTTATAAATTTAAAGATAAAATAAAAGGATTTATATCAAAATTTAAATAATGAATATCCCTCTTTTATGAGGGTAAAGATATGAAAACCTTGAAAATTATCAGGGATTTATTTTTTACAACTATTATTCTTTTTGCTTGTATGGCAATATTATTCTTCAGGTTGAACTTAACTGAAGAACAAACTGATGATATTATAAGGAAATATTTTGAGAAAAATAATATTAAGAAGTAGTATCGTAGTAATTATTATTATTTTTATTATTCTTGTTTATAGCCTCATTACAGGCAAAATACAACAATGTAAAGCCAGATATTTGTTGAAGGCTAATTCTCAATTGTTAATGGGGATTGATTATAAAAAACGTATTGAAAAAGCAATGGAAGAACGTCAAAAACAAGTTGAAATTATAAATGAAACTATAAAATTGATAGAAAATAAAGAACTTGCAAAGAAATTGCAAAAACAGTTTAATGATTTAGAAAATAAAACAAATGAAATATTTCAAGAGAAAGATCATAGAATAACAGTACTTGAAAATCAACTTACAAAAACCAGTAAAATGCTAAATGAAATTAATAGGCCTTTCGGGTTTGGCATTTATGCAATGGGTGGGTTTACAGATATATTATCTTATAATACTTTTGAGGATATATCTTTTGATCTTGTTATTGGTATGGATGTAGCATTAAGTTTTTTTAACAATAGGATAATATTTTTGGTCGGTCCTTATATAAAGCCATTTGAGGATCTGGGAATTGGCGTAAAAGCCGAAATGATATTTATGTTTGGTAAAAGAAAAATTCTTTAAAAAAATGAGATAGTCACTTAAATGTCAAGTTATTGGCATTCATGTTTTTCATTTTTTATTTCTCCGAGCGTCTTTGTTAATTCAAGGACGCTTTTTTTTATCCCAGCTATCTTTTTAAAATGCTCTCAGCGTTAAATTTTAGGGGTCATTTTAAACGAAATATATGTTTATATAGAATGAAAGGTAAAACAATATTTTGGACGCTTAGAATGTTCATTTTAAGCAAATTTATTTTTTATTAAAATTTTTAAAAAATATTAAAAAAATTGACAAAATATATAAAAAAACATTGACAAAATAAAAAAGTGTGTTATAATTAATAACAGTTAGGAGGTCGAAGATGCTAACAAGACAACATATTGCAAAACGTTATATTGAACATCTTAAGGATGCTTTTTATAACAACTTACCTTTAAAATTCAAATTATTTATAAGTGATGAAATCAAAAATCCTGTTTTTTATGAAGTTGAAAAAGATAAAGTTCTATTAGATGATTTTATGTTTTTCGTAAGTGAAGGCATAAAAAAATTTAATTTAGGTGTAAAATAAGGAGGCTATTTATGTCAAACCAAACATTAAATCGTAAATGGGTTATTAAAGGGAAAGAGTTCGAAAAAGACGAGCTCATAGTAATATATGCACAAAGAAAAATGTATGCACTTTAGGGAGTGCAAAATGAATGAAAAGAAATAAAGAATAATTTTGTAATTAAGGAGGATTGATTATGAAAACAATAGACATACTACATTGTAGTATAGGGCATTTTAATTGGGCTAATAGTTCAGAAAAAAGTTTACATTTTAGTTTGGGTATAAAAGAAAATAATAAAATTATTGAAAGGGATGGGATCAAATGTATTTTATACATTATTAAATATGATGATTTAGAATATTATAGAGATTATTTTCAGGAGCTAGTAACAACGGAAGAATATTTGGATTTGATAAATTTGGGGTTAGAATATGGCAATAGTGTTTTAAGTTCAACAGATTATATTGCGCAATGCTTTGCCTTTGCTGGGGAATATATTAATTCATTTGAAGAAATAGAAAAGAGCATGATAAAGCGGAATGAAGACGATTTGAAAAAAGAAATAAAACAATTAGAAGATAGGCTAGTGCAATTAAGAAAAACAAAAATATATTTTACTGACTTACGAGAAGATATAAAAGACGGCATAGAAGAAGGATTAAAAAAATATAAAAATTGGATTGAACTAAACAATGAAGAAATTAAACAATTAAAGAAAGATTCAGATAAAAGAAAGTTATTAGAGGATGATAACAAAAAATATAAAGATAAAATAAAAGGATATTTATCTTTATTAAATTAAGGAGGGTTATTATGAAAAAAATGACTTTTACTGTTGGAGAAAAAGATTTTGAATTAAATGATCAAATGTCAGAAGTGGAAAAAACTCATATTTATGATGAAGCCATGAAAGAACATCCCCGAAATAAAAAAGATTATAAAGTAATTGATGTTGTAACAGAAGTCAAAAGAATACTTGTAAAAGATCAGAAGGTAAAAGAAAAAATAAAAAAACTTAAAAGAGAAATTTATGTTATGGACCAGGAAATAGTCGCATTAGAACATTTAATTGCAAAAAGAGATCAGTTAGTCGGTGAGTTGAAAAAACTTGAAGAAGATAAATGTCTAATTGACGATAGACAACTTTCGGAATACGAAGGCAAAAGAACTTTAGGCGAAGGTTTGTTAAACCTGCCTTAAGTCATAGAGTCTTGTTAGTCCCTTGCACTCTTGAAAGAGAGTGCTTGGGAATAAGGAGAACATTTTTGTTTTTGCAGACTTTTAAAACTATTTGTTGGTATATTGAGCATGCCTTTGAAGGACATAATAAACATGATATTTTAACAATAATCGATAGACTTATTGATTATTTGAAAAATAAAAAAAAAGAAATAAGGAGAGATAAAAAATGGACGAGCAAAAAAACATTGTTAAAGAAATGAATTTGCCACCCATACCAAAGAATCTTTGGGATATGTATAAAGAAAGATTAGATCTGTATAATAAGCAACGGCAAGAAATTCAAACTTTTATCAAAGACAATTTAAAAAAGGACTATGACTTTGGTAAAAGTTATGCAGATTCGAAAAGGGATACTCTTTTAAAACCAGGTGCGGAAAAAATTGCCAGCTTAATTGAATGCCGTATTAAACTCTATCCGGATTATGATTCATGGAATATGTTAGGCAAAAAGCCTTCAGTTTGTTATGTTGGCTATTTAATTAATCAGGAATTATTGAAGATGATACTTCAATATTTAATGAAAGTTGGCATGCAATATGAGCAACAGGTGGTAAAATTATTTGCATGGGGAGAAGGTCGAGGTGCTTATGAATTTGACGAAAAAACTTATAGCACAACTAATAAACCACTTAAAGGAAGTGCAAATCGTGCGGTAAAAATGGCAGAGAAAAGATGTAAAATCGATTTGATTATTGGAACATTAGGACTTGACTTTTCAAATGATGGTGAAGAATATGGTAAAGATGGGCAACTAAGGGGAGATCAAAAATATGAAGATGATAAAAAGTCTAATATGGAAGATATAACCAAATTGCCTGAAGCAAATAAAGCTATCTATCAACAAATTATGATGGTCCTTAATAATAGGCATAATAAGGTCAGTTTATTTGAAGAAAAAGAAAAAGTTGATTATGTTAAAAATGCTAATATCATTAAAAATGATTTACCTAAATTACAAGACTTTCATGAAACTTTACATAGCCTGGCTATGCAGAGAATAAAAAAATTAGAAGATGGAGGACAAAATGAATAACATTAGATTTGATGATTTATTTAAAGAAATTAAAGAGGCTAAAGGAAAATTAGATTGTTTGGAATCTATTGTAGAAAAAATAGAAAATTATACTACTGAGAATGAATTAAAATTCTCAGTGTATTTTTTGAGTAAAAGACAACTAGAAATTTGTAGTCATAATCCAAAAAATTTGACAAAAATAAGAAAAATGCTGCGAGAAATCTTTGGAGAATGGAAAGATCACATTACTTATATTGGATCATATTTTGAAGGTGCTATAATTAAATATAGATCTAAAAGTATTGATATAAGGGATTTAATTGTTATCAGTGTTGTTTATTCTAAGATAGAAGATCTCCCTAAAAGCATTACAAAAGATGGTCAATGTGGTTTCCAGGAGGAAACATTTACAATTAAAAATTTTGTTTGTAAGGAGATAAAAAAATGATAAAATGGTTTTTGCATCCGAAAACAAAAGAAAAATTATTAGTTAAAGATTGTCTTGATAAAGGCTTACTTTCTGATTTTTTTCCATTAGCTTATCTGCATATATGCGCTGAAGAAAGGGAATGGAAAGGAAAGGCGTCTACCACACAGTTATTAGATGGCTCAAGAATGAGTTATTTAAAATTATTGACTCCTTATGCAATCGATCCAAATGATTCAGCTTTTAGAGTTCTTGGTACTAAGAGTCATGCAAAATTAGAAAAATTAACTCCCAAGAAATCATTTACAGAATTGAGTATTCCTGAAACCGATATATCAGGTATTGCAGATCTGTTGGAACAACAATCTAACGGCGAATGGTGGTTGACAGATTATAAAACATCGGGGGCATATGTGGTAAGAAAGGCTTTGGGACTTGTTAAAAAGAAAAGACCGGCTTTTGATGAAAACGGCAATCCGATTTTATATGTTAAAGGCGGTAAATGGGGAAAAGTCGGTGATCAAAAGTTAGAAGACTACTGGGAAGTAGACGAGAATCAGAAAGACATTAAGAATTATAAATTACAACTTAATAAATATCGAAAAGAGATAGAGGAATATTTCGGTATAATTATTTCAGGACTAAAGATATTCTTTATCGTTAGGGACGGTGGCATCAAAGCTTCTCTTGATAACGGCATTAGCCAAAAGACTTATTTTATTGACATCTCTTTTATGGATAACGAGGAAGTTGACAAATATTTTAATACGAAAAACGACTTATTATTAAAAGCATTAGATAATTATAATAATGCTGAAGAGGAAATTAACCCTGAGCTTGAATATAAAGAAAAAGCTTTATTTAAATTCATGCCGGATCCATGCAACGCTGAAGAATCATGGCAAGGCAGACGATGTAATGGTTATTGTCCAGTATCAGAAGTTTGTCAGAAAACCGGGTGTCCATATTTGAAGGGGGATTAATTATGAACATAAACGAAGCCTTAAATTGTGATGTTATTGCCGAAACTGAAAAGATTTTTAATAAATCATGGAAAGATTTTAACGAATTAGAACAAGCTGTTTGTATTTTAAATGCAAGTAGATTAAGTAATGAGAAAAAAGAAATTTTAAAAAATGCAGCAGATACTTATCATTCTATGAAATGGAAAGATTTTAAGGAATTGTTATTTTCAAATGGTTTTGTAAGAGCTTATTCGTATAAATTTAATAGTGAAGACAGAAAAGAAGAGGCTATTATCTTATATAAAAAAGAAAAAGGATTAATTGTTTTTGCGACTTCTTTTTGGAATATGGATGTTGTTAATGATGGTCATCTATATGGAGAGATAAAGGAAAAATATAAAAAAGTTCATGGAAATTTGTTTAGGCATATATCAACCGGTGGATGTATAGATTCAGAAAAAAGGATTTACTCAACTCAACAAGATGTAAGAGAGGGCTTGTTTTATAAATTAGCGATGTTAGAATGTTATGGAGATTTCTTGCCCTATTGGATTGAGAAAAATAAATTTTTATGGTTTTTAGATTACACAGAAACAGAAGACGATAAATACGATTATAAAAAAATAACAAAAAGAAAAATTGATAAATGTCCTCAAGAATTTAAAGATATAATTTATAAAAATAAGGGGGATTAAATTATATTCAAAGGAGTAATATCATGATAGACTTAAAAACATTAACTGATAATGATGTGGGTAAATTTGTTTTATATAAAACTCCTTTCAAAAGGGAAAGGGGAAGAATTAAATCATGGAATGATAAATGGGTATTTGTCGTCTATAAATGCGGAGGTGAATGGCATAATTATAAAAGCTATACCGCAGCTGCAACAGACCCTAAAGATCTATCTTTTTTATAGGAGGCATGTTATGAAAGATAAAAATAAAATATTATTGTTTATTTTTTTATCATCAGTAATATATTATATTTTTGGTGTCGTCACTGGTTTTATTTGTGCCTGGATAATTTTGGGGGCATTATGGCATTAATTAAATTTGTTGCAAATTGGTCGAAGGACTGGCAATCCAATATACCAAAAGGATATTTACTATTAAAACCAAAAGAAAGCTACTATAAAAAGATGGCTATTGTATTAAATAAATTAGACCAGATACAGAATAAAAAAGAAGAATTAAAAGATATCGATGTTTCAATAGAAATACATTATAAAAAACGAACACTTGATCAAAATAATCTTATGTGGGCATTATACGAGATAGAATCAAATGAGCTAAATGCTGGTATGAAAGGGAGTAAGGAGCATATGTTTACCAGTCAGGAACTTTACGAAAATGATCTAGAAAGTGAAGCACCTAGGTTTGAAATGAGAATTAAAAGTGAGCTTCTTAATATGTTTAAGTCGGAATATAGAGTAATAGATGTCAAGGATTATAAAGAAGGCGAAAAAATAATTACGTGTATTTTAACTACCAGTAAGTTTAATACAAAACAAATGGCAGAATGGGTTGATATGATATTTAACCGGATGTCAGTCAATGGTGTTACAGTTACAAATCCAGGTGAAATACATGATTATTGGCTAAAGTGGAAACAATCATTAAATGATAATAAGATTATATTACATGATGATGTTCTTACAGGGGCAGAATATAAATCATTAAATCCTATTTGTGAAGCTACTGGCGATTTTATAGGTGATGGATCTGGACAACTGTGTCATATTAAGGCACGTGGCATGGGTGGCAATCCTGAAGAAGAAAAAGACTATGCATCTAATTGGTTGCACTTGACTAATGAAGCTCATATTGAAACACAACACCAAAAGGGTTGGCAGCATTTTTTAAAGATTTATCCACATTTACGCTATAAAGTTGAAACAGCTTTAAGACGTGAATATCCAGAGATTAAAGATGATAACAAGACTATTGATACAATAAAAAACATGTTTGAAGGTGAAGAAGTTAAGGAGGAAGTTAATGGATAATAATATAAATCAACCTAGAGGTATTTTATTACGAAAAAAACCTTATGTCATTTCTCAGGACGGCATAAGGGGAAAGAAAGTTCACATAAATGAAATGTCGGGTTTCGAAATTGGAGATAAAGTTTTCCAGATCAGGCGTGATGATGGGATTCTAATGTTGGTCCCTGAAGATATTTATAACGAATCATAAGGAGGTATTTTATGCCAACAGCATATACAAATTTTATTAAAGATAAGAATTGTACTTTTCAGAAATTTGCTCTATTATGTGCTAGAAATTTTGGTGCAACTATTTCAATGAGGGATGAAAGTCTTTCGTCCCCAATTCCAGATAAATTTGAACCATCTTCATATCACAAAGATAGAATTAAGGAGATAGAAAAATCAATAAAAAATTTAAAGAATACATCTAATAGAGAACTTCAAAAAGAAATAGATCAAGAATATGAAAATGCTACTAAATATAATAAAAAAATTATAGAAAAATGTTTAAAATTAAAAAAAAGATATGAAAATATGTTAAAGCAAGTTGAAAAATGGAATCCGCCATCCAAAAACCATCAGGGATTAAAAGATTTTATGATTCAACAAATAACTAGCTCTATCGAATTTGATTGTGATATATCTTATTATGAAAATAACATCCCAATAAAACTACCATTAGATTTATATAAGAATAAAAAATTCAAAGAACTTGAGAAAGATTATAAATATCATATGTTAAAATGGGAAGAAGAAATTAAGCGTGTTAATGATAGAAATTATTGGATTTTTCAATTAAAAGAGAGTTTAGGTATAAAAAATTTAAAAAAATAGTTGACAAATATTCAACGGTTTTAGTATGATGTCATTTGTAGGTGAGTGAAACGGTTTACACGCTAGTCTCATAAGCTAGAAATATTGGGTTCGACTCCCATACCCGCAAATAAAGATCGGCAGGATAAGGCTTTTATTAATTTGTGTGTAAGTTTTCTGCCGATCACTTATACCTTTTTGATAAAAGCCTTTTTTATGCTCGAGTAATCCAACGGCAGAGATAGTGGACTTAAAATCCATCAAGTGTGAGTTCGAATCTCACCTCGAGTAATGGCTCTCTGGGCTAACTGGCAAAGCCGTGAGTTTTAGAAATTCATGAATCTCAGTTCGAATCTGAGGGGGGCTAATTTATTTTAAGGAGAAATGATGCAGATATTTTGTCCAAATAAAAATACTATATATATTGCGGATATACTTGATAAAAAAAGGAGGAATAAACAAATATTAGAAATATGTCAATTATTATCAACTATATTAAATATAGATATAGGCTGGAAAATACCTAAATACATTAAAAACCATCCTACAACTAAATTATATAATAGTAGCGAAGGTATTATGTATTTAGTTGATTTTTTATTTTATTTATTATATGCATATAAAAAAAATAATAAAAAATATAGAAGTCATAAATGTGAAAAAATATTTATAAAATATTTTAATAAATATCATGTATTATTCATATCTTTTGAAAATGATTGGAGACCTAAACATTTAAATAATAATTTTTATAAAAAACATCAACAACTATTACTAGAAAAAGATTACGAATATTACAGTAAATATTTTTGTTGACAAATTGAAAAAATATTATAATATGTTTGGTATCGGACAGAATGAAAAGCCTCTTATTAGGGGGTGTTAGGTCTCTGTCCGAGCCTTTCATCTCTCTAATAAGGGGCTTTTTTTATTTTTAAGGAGTTAAAAAGTGGAAGTAAATAAACAAACTGAATTTCAGAAAACAAATAATGAAACATTCAAAATTGAGACTTATGAGCCAATTAAACAAGAAATAGATCAATTTGATTTTTTAGAGAATCAATTAGTTATATTAAGTAAGGAAACAATAGAAAAGTTTTTACAATATAGCAATGCTTCAGATTTGATAGGTCTTTATACTTTTTATTATTATACTGCAAAATGGCAAAAAACAAATCAACCTAAATGTACGGATACTTATTGTGTGAAAGGCTTAAAATGGAGTAAAACAAAATTTTATAAAGCAAAAAAAATTTTAAAAGATATAGGTCTTATACAAAATATTAAACGGATAAATAAAGAAAATAAAGTTGTTGGTTGGTATGTAAGAATTAATTATATATGGTCAAAAAATAAAACAGATATTATCCAGAGTCCCAAAATCAAGACAGTGGAAAATCAAGACAGTGGAAAATTAGACACAAATGCTTTAAGTGTTAATACTATAAATGCTTTAAGTGTTAATAAAAAAACAATTAAAAATAATTATAATGATTATAAAATTATTTATAATAATGTTTTATTAAAAATTTATACACAAGAACAAATAAATAACTTGATATATAAATCAAATAAACAACTTAAACAGCTATCTTTATTGTTAAATAAATTTAAATCTATTGAAGAATGTAAATTATTTTTTTATATTGCATTTAAAAATAAATGGTTAAAAGATAATGGTTTTTTACCTGCTTTAATAAATGGGAGTTATGATAACATAAAAGCACAACAAATTTTAAATAAAAAAAATATCAATAGTTATGAAAAAGTTATTATCCCTGACGAAGTTAAAAAATCATTCCAGGAGTCATGGCTTTGAATAGTGAATATTGTTTATTAGGTATAGTTTTAAACAATCAAGAATTATTTCCAAAGATAATAAAAAATATATTTCTTAATACCAAATGTAACGAACTTTATAATATTTTGAGTATGGAATGGAAACGGTCAAAAGGTTTTACAAAAGAGAACGTATTAGAATTAATTAAAAATAATACAAAGATTAATGAAGATGATTTTTATGAAATTTATGACAGTGCTTTATATTATGATCAATTTGATCAATATTATAATTTTGTAATGTCTAATTGGGCAGTTATATATTCGGACAAAAAGATAAAAGAATTAAGATTATCTAAATATACATCTATTGTGGATGTTAAGATAGAATTACAAAAAATTATACATGATCTTTCTATCGATGATGAAAAAGAGATTAAACATAGCCAAGATACAGCGTTGAAAATAATAACAGATATTGGCCAAGGGAAACAGATAAAATTAATAAAAAGCCATATCAAATATATAGATAATTATGGAGGGCTAGAAAATGGAGATTTAATTATAATTGCCGCTAGGCCTGCAATTGGTAAAAGTAGCAGAATATATAATATGATGATTAAGGATATTAATTTTAATATTTTTTCAGTATTATTCACATTAGAAGCATCAAAAGAAAAGGTTTTACGATTGATGGGGTGTATTGCAAGTGGTGTTGATAGTACAAAATTAAGATTAAATAAATTGAATGATCAAGAAAAAAAAACATATATTGAAGGATATAATAAAATATATGATAATCTCCCAATTATTGATGATAGTGTTACAATGTTAGAAAGCATTAAAATAAGATCAAAAATAATGAAAGATAAATATGATATTAAAAAAATATATATAGATTATCTAGGTCTTATTGAAACTAATGAAGGCAGAAATAGGTATGAGAAAGTATCATTTATAAGCCGGGAATTGAAAAAACTTGCAATGGATTTAGGAATTCCGATTATAGCGTTACATCAGCTTAACAGGGCTTCAGAATCAAGATCAGATAATAGACCTCGCATGTCAGATTTAAGAGATAGTGGAAGTATAGAGCAAGACGCAGACGGAATTATTTTATTAAATCAAATTATTAATGATATGAATACTAAAGACGAAGTTGTTTTAGAACATATTATTGAGAAATTCAGAGAAGGGGCAACAGGGATCTCTAAAAGTATTTTTCAAAAAAATACACGGAGGATTAAAGATTGGACAGACTAACATATTTAAAAAATAAAGTTATATATTATGGTTCATTAATGAAATTAGAATGTCCCTATTGCAAAAAGAAATATTTAGTAGAAAATAAAACACAAAATATGATTTGTGGAAGATGTAAAAAAAAGATATATTTTTATAAAAAGACTATTTCAGGATATGGTAACAGTATTGCCGGAATGGTTATGAATTGCAATGATGAAATGATACATGTACGAGCAATTAAATTGATAAAAAAAATGAAATTGATGAATGATAAAGAAAGGCAAGATTTTTTTAGTAGTTAATAAATAGATATAGCAGGTTTCCTCCTCAAAGATTTAACTGCTATTATCTAATTTTATAAGTGAGGGGGTTTTTTAAAGACTTTCCCCCTCACAATTTTAATTAAGGATTCCAGCTAGGCATTTAACAAAAGGGATAAGTTGAAAAATAAAAAAAGTGTATTATAATATTATATAAGGAGTGATATATGAAAAACAGAAAAATATATTATAAAGGTATTTGGATGGATGAATTTCCTTCATTAAAAGTAATGAAATTATTTAACAAGATAATAAAAAAATATTTTAAAAATAAATTATAATTAAATAGGCAGAGTGGCGGAATAGGTAGACGCTTAGTTGGGAACTGCATATGATTGGCTATCTTTAAATGCAAGTGTCATGCAAGGTGACTATACGAATTACAGGAAACGCCACGCTATCGTGGAGCAGTTACTTTCGGCAAATCCTTGCCTCTGCCTATTATATAAAAAGGATATAGTATGTTAAGATGGGTAAAAATATTTTTTAGAAGATTATTTAAAAGGCTTATAAATGCATTTAATTTAAAAGAAATTTGGACTTGGGAATATGAATCTTGTGTTGATTGTGGAAAATGTTATAGATTATTTTATCATTTACAGAATGAAATATGGAATAAAATAGCTCCAGATAACATATGTTTATGCATAGACTGCTTAATAAAGAGAGCTAATAAAAGTAAAATAATACTTAAGTTAGAATATTTTGAAAGTATAGATATTTTGTATATTAAGGAGTAATAGTATGTTAAAAAATATAATCGAAAAAAGGATAGATCATTTAAGGAATTTATTTTATAAAAATGAAGAATTAAGTGATTATGAAGTAAGAAAAAATGAAGAAATAGACATTAGAATAAATGAATGTCAGCAATTATGGTTAATGCTCAAAAAAGAAGCAGAATTACAGGAAGAAATGGCTGAGGCTTTGATTTTTTTTATTAATTCAGCTTGTTTTGAATGCCCAAAAGAAGAAGACAATGAAGGTAATGAAATTAAAAATTGTAAAGATTGCAATATATTAAAGTATATTGATTTAATCGAAAAATATTACAATAAAAAATGGGAAGAAATAATAAAGGATGGTGAATAATATGGAAATAAAGATCAATTATAAATATAAAATAGGACAAGTAATTTTTTTTATGTATGAAAATGAAATTAGAAGGGGAATTATATCGCAGAGAAATATATGGGTCAATTCTAAACAATTAGAAACACATCTTACTAGAAAAATAATAAATAAACTTATAAAGATATTTGATAAAGATTATCCGAATGACATTTCTATTAAGTATGAGGTTGATTTGGTGTCAAGAGGAGGAGATTTTGAATCTTCTCCACATATATTGAAAGAATATGAAATATTTTCAGATATGGAATCTATTTTAGAATTTTTGAGAAATAATTAAATGAAAGAAAAAGAAGGTCATTATTATATATGTGCAAAATGCGAGTGTTATTTGGAGAGAAAAAATGGGTAGAGATTATATGGCTAGAAAATCAAAAGATGATATGTATGAGACTCCTTATATTTTAACTAGAAAATTGATGGAATTAGAAATATTTAATCTTGATAAATATGTAGGCGAGGTCGCATGTGGCAAGGGTGCTATAGTTGATATTTTGAAAGAATATTTTTCTGTTGTTGATTTCTATGATAAATATATTTCATTCTCGGATGGCATAACAAAAGATTTTTTAAAAGAAAATAAAAAATATGATATAATAATTACAAATCCACCCTTCAGTTTATTTGATGCTTTCGTAATGAAAGCAAAGGAAGTAGTAAAAGATAAATTCGCCTTTATTGCAAGAACTAATTATTTCGGGGCCTACAAAAGAAATAAAAACGGAATATGGAAGCATTTAAGAGAAATACATATTTTTAACAGAATGGTTGATTATAGATATCCTTTACGAGAGGACGGAAAGTTTTATTGCGGTGGGATTGTAACTGGGTGGTTTATATGGGATATGTCCTGGAATAAAAATTATTGGAAAACTTATATTATGGATGTCCAGGAATATGCAATAAGTGGGAAACAGGAAAAAATTATGGAGGATGAAATGAAAATTAATTACGATAAAATAAACATAGAAGCTCATAGAATGGGTATATCACCTTTTTTACTGGTAAAAAGAAAATATCATTATCGATTAGCAAAAAATGAAAATAAATGCTATAATTGCGTTAATATGCAACATATGAACTTTCATGATGGAGAGAAAGTAAAAATGCAATGTGCTTTTATTGGTGAAAGTAAAACAGATAGGCATGCAGATATAGATTATAATCATACCTGTGATGCCTTTAAAAAGCAATTAACCGAATAAGGTTAAAATAAATAAACGGAGGAATATATGAAATATTTTTTAATGGGATTGGGAATTTTAATATTTTTGATTATTTTAGGTTTTGGATTAGATTTATTAGGGTTACATTGGTATAAATTTATTCAACCTAAAAAAGAAGCTGCAAGGCGTGAAGTATTTTTAAATACCAGATCATATAATGAAGGCATGATTCAAAATTTAATAAAATATAAACATGAATATGATTTAGGTAATGATGATGAAAAAAAGATTATAACAAATACTATACGTCATATGTATGCAGAGTTTGATGAAAGTAAATTAAATCCTGAGTTGAGGGATTTTTTAAAAAAAATAAAATATGGAGAATAAAATGAAAAAGATTTTATTTTTATTAGTTATTATTGGAGTTTTATTATTTAGTTTTAATTGTAAAGAGAGCACTCCTGACGCAGAGAAAGATCAACAAGATAAAACAAAAGACCTTTTAAAAGAAGCGAATGCTCAATTAGGGTTACCAGCGATTAAAAATTTTCAGGAGAAAAAATTAGCAAAAATGATATTTGAATTAAGAGATCAAGAAGATTTGATATGTTATGCTTATCTTGTAAATAAAATGACAGGAAGATTAGTATTTTTAGGAAAATGTGTTGGTTTTGGATTGCCTTATAGTGTGCAATATACAAATCCAGAACAACAAATAGATGATCCTAATGGTAATTATGAAGCTGGAAGTAATGTTTTACCTCAAGCAGATCCAAATGGTTTATATATGCCAGAAGGTTTAAGTGCTACATGGTTAATGATGATTGATTCTAGAGGAGAAGCAAGACCCGTTTATGTAGAACCAGAAATTGTTGTTTCTCCATTTCCATTACATTAATTAACTTTTTAAGTTAAAATAAATTTAAGGAGAAAAAAAATGAATACATTTGATGGAGTTTTTGAATTATTTGATTTATCTGTAAGACGGCTTGCAAATGGGAATAAATTAAGAGTAGTCTTAGAATGCCAGGAAGACTTAGACGTTGAAAGAGAGTTGATTGAATTTAGGGGTGACAATGTAAAAGTTAAGATTACACAAAAAATACCACCAGAAAATCAAAAAGATATAATAGTTGTAGATAGTGTGTTTGAAGTATTTGATATTAAATTCAGACGCTTAAGAAATGGCGATAAGTTAAGTTTGATCTTGGAACAATTGTATGATAAAGAAAAAGAAATTGATTTAGTTAAACTTAGATATAATGATGTAAGTCTTTTCATGGAAAAAATCAATGAAGAATTATTTGATGGTAAAGATGATGTCGGGCCAGAAATTGAAGATCCTGAAGGAGAAAAATAATGGCTAAAGATTTGAATCATGTTGTTTTAATCGGAAGATTAGTTAAACCACCAGAAATTAAGTACACCAGCTCAGGTAAGGCAGTTGCAAAGTTTTCTATAGCAAATAATGACAGTTATACTCAAGGGGATGAAAGAAAAGAATATGCTAACTTTTTTGATATTACTGTATGGAATAATCAAGCAATCAATTGTGAGAAATACCTTAAAAAAGGTAGCCAGGTTGCTATTAATGGAGTTCTAAGACAAAATAGATGGCAGGATAAAACATCCGGGCAGACAAGATCAAAGATTGAAATAACAGCAAATTCAGTGCAATTTTTATCGTCAGCATCTAAAAGCAAAGATGTGGAAGATTCATCTTCAAATGATGATGATGTCCCATTTTAATAGGAGGCAACTTTGAATATAATAAGCATTGATAGTGCGAAGGCACATATAGGCATTTATATTAAGACTAATAAAGAATATCATGAGACGATTACAACTACAAAATTGAATAATGATAATGAGAAGTATCAACATATTTATATTAGAATAACTGATTTATGCTTGGACAATAAAATTGAAGTTGCCTTTTTAGAGGATTATCCTTTTTCAATTGGTAATTCCAGATCAATAACTGCATTGGCTGAAGTAAAAGGAATTATATTGTTAGCTTTATATAATCAGAATATTAAAATCATTAAGGTTAATCCTTCGACCTGGCAGGCAATGGTTAAATTAGAACTGCCAAAAAAACAAAAGGCGAAGGTCTACATTGAAGCAGTTAATAAGTTCTATAATAAATCTTTTGAATCGACCGATGAATGCGATGCCTATATGATGTTAATATCAATGTATTATATTTATAAAGGAGTTGTTAAAACCGATAGCCATTTGAAACTTCAAAAGAAAATGATGGCTGTCGGTGATATTTTTTAGAAGATGGAATGAATGATATGAAACTTAATTTAGTGAAATGCAAAGAGTGTTCAAAGGAAATTCCAGATACTTTTATAAAAGATACTGATGGTTTATGTTTTGAATGTATCAGAAAAAAATTTGAAAAAAATGAAAAAAAAGAAGAAAATAATTGAAAAATTTGAAAATTGAGTTATACTTATTAATAGATCGAAGATAAGGAAGGCTTTAGTAAAAGAGTTTAAACCGGCTTACTTCGATCGGCCGGCTCTTTTATTAAAGCCTTTCATTGTCTGTAATGGACGGCAGGGGGATATTAAGAAAGAGGAGTAATTATGAATATTAATTTGCAAGAAATAAAAGAAAAATATCCAAAATGTTATAATAAATTATTAAATGAGATAAATCAAGACAAGGTAGGTTGTAAGAATGGCGTAAAATATATTTTTGATACTATTTGCTATTGTGATCTTGAAAAGTTCTTTGATGATAATGGGTATAGAATATATTATACCTCAGATAATCGATACGATATATCAAAATATAATGAGTATGATATATTAAAAAGTATTTTTATAAGTGAAGTAATAGACAAGTTAATTATAAAACAACAAGCAATTCTAAAAGCCTTTGAAATATTAGAACAACAAATTAAGGAGTAATTATGACATTAAAAGAAAAAATTGAAGAAGAAATAAAAAAAATAAATAAGCCTCATATTGATGGTGGTTATATTCAGGGTAAAGTTGATGCTTTACGATGGGTATTATCCGAACTTAAAAATATGACCTGTGAGAATTGTAAAGATAATAATATTTGCGGAAGATATATTAGACAAAAATATGGAACTTGTAAAGTGACCTATTGTAGTGAATGGGAAGAGAAATGATAAACTTAGAAGTAAAGAATATCATGTTTTTTATTGATGAAGTATTAGATCATCACTATAAGCATACAAAAATAGAAATAATAGACAAGGTAATTATAACCCTTAGCAATATAAAGGGGGAAGAAATGAAATTAAATGAAGAAATGGGGAAAGAATTTAATAGAATAGATAATTATATATTTAACTGTAATCAAGCGATTGAATATAAAATTTTTTGTGAAAAATATATTCCTAAAGTCGAGATATTAGAAAAACAAAACAAAAACACAACAGAAAATCTTATAAGAGCCAAACAAATATTATCAGAGTTAAGAGAACAACTGGAGTATGAACAAAAACAAAACGAACAATTACAAAAAGAGAAAAATAGATATAAAGAAGGCATGTTAAATTATAAGTCAATAGGGAAAGATTATATTAAGCAAAATAAAAAGCTCCACCAAGAAAAAAAGGAATTGATACTATATAAGAAGATAGTAACTATTTTAGAAGGAAGTTATTATAATTGTCAGGGTTGTAGTATAAATACACCAGATATATTATTAAAAGATTTAATTTTAGATATTAAAAAACAATTATTATCAAAAATTAAGGAGTAAATAAATGATAGAAAAATTAGAAATAAATATATGGGATAACAATGATTATAAAATTACAAAACAAAGAATAAACAAAATAATAGACTGGATACAAGAACATAATTTAGATAATTGCCATGTAAATAATGGAGTAATATTAGGAGAATTCTCTGGTTTTAATAATGAACAGCAAGATTCGAAACTTAAAGAATGCTTAGATTGCAATAACCATAATACTATAATTTGCGAGTCTTGTCAGAATAATGCAATGTTCAAGAAAATTCAAAAACCAAAAGTAGAAAACATAAACGTTGATGACATGTATATTGCAGAAAAGAAAATTGATAAGTTGAAAGAGGCTTACGCTTATCAATATATAGTTTATAAAGCAAAAGCTTTACCTCTTAATGAAGAAGTTGTATTATTTGAAAAATATAAAGAAGAAATTGATTTATTTAAACAGGCAATCGAACAAGTAATAAAAGAGAAAGAAAAGGAAATTGAAGACTATAAACAACAAAAATATGATTTAATTGATGATAATTATGAATTGAATAGAAAAAATATTGAATTGAAACAATTAAAACAAAAAAAGCCACCTAGAAAATGTATTGAATGGCTAAAAAGATATGATTGCAGCGAATGTGCAAATGAATTACTTAATTTTTTTGGAGAAAATTAAATGAAAAAAATTGTAATATGTTTGATTTTATTGCTTATTTTTTGTATAATTATATTAGGAATGTATTTAAAACATGATTTTAAAGTTATATTGGGATGTTTAATTATTGGCAATATTTTAATTGCTGGTATATATTTATATAGAATAATAGGAGGTACAAAATGAGAAAACTTTTTATTCTATTAGTTATTATTTTTACTGTGTTTTCATGCACAGAAAACGGAACTTCAGGTGGTGGGACTGGTAGTTCTGGAAGTTCAAAAAGTAGTGAAGTTATTGATGAAAATATAGTTTGTGATAAGTCTTTGAAAGTATTGCCTATCGACAAGCCAATAGCAATGATTATCAAAGAACACTTATCATTCGGAAGAAAACTTTACGCTGTATATCCAGCAAGGGTTGATCCTGTAACTGCATTAGAAAATTATACTTACGATGGTGTTTATTACGCACAGAATACACATGATTATGAAACATCAGTTAAGTATGATGTAATTGAAACATTTGATACTATTACAGAAATGGCAAAGAAAGGCGTAATTGTTGCGCCTCAAATACTAACAGCAAAATTTAGAGTAACTCTTACTCATTATTCAGAAAATAGTAATGCACTGTATGTTTATGTGAGAGCAAAAGGAAGCTCTGATGAATGGAAAACTATAATCTTAGGCGGTGTTGGTACTAATTACGTGTATGTTGAAACTAATGCAACTGGTGAACTTGAGTATTATGTAGAGGAAAGTTCGTTCAGAGATTGGATAGATGACGAAACAGCAGAGCCGGGAGTTCATGTGTGGGGGTTCGTAGAAGCTAATATTGAAATCGAACAAGTATATTTACCTTTTAAATAATAATTAAATTTTAGCCTGTTGAAAGATACAGGCTTTTATTGAAGGATTATTTATGGAAGCATGGAAAGATATTGATTTAACTAATTTTGGTGGTGAAGATTATACTGGATTATATGAATTAAGTAATTCTGGTAAAATTAGAAGCTTAGAAAGAATGCAATGGAATGAATTAACAAAAAGAGTTATTGTTTTGAAAGAAAGAATATTAAAAAATAAATTATCACATGAATATCATAGAATTCAATTATGTAAGAATGGGGATATAAAAAACTATCAGGTTCATAGATTAGTAGGGTTTTTATTTGTGCCTAATCTAGAAAATAAACCTCAAATAAATCATAAAGATGGCGTTAAGTTAAATAATTGGGATTGGAATCTTGAATGGTCTACGGGTAGTGAAAATCAAAAACATGCTTTTAAAACAGGGTTACGAAATAATAGAGGTGAAAATCATTCACAGCATAAATTAAAAGAAAAGGATATTTTAAAAATTAGGGAATTATATAAAACTGGTAAATATAGATATATAGATTTAGCAGATATATTTAAAATTAGTTGGGCTAATATCGCTTGTATTGTTACTAAGCGATCTTGGAAACATATTTAAAAACAAGGGATAAGGAGTTCCAAGATGGCATTTATTTTATTACTTATTTTTAGCAATTTTTTTATGATAATTCCTTTTAATAATTTTTCTCCTTATCCCTTTTGTTATACAAGCAGAATGGCGGTGATGGCGATGTTAATTCCGTTATATTATGATATCTAATTATAAACATGCTAAATGACATCCAAAATTATATGTTGAGTCGACTAGGCATATATAGAGCTATAAGTCTTCGGGCTTATATCTGCTTGTATAATTTATATAAGGAGTTGAATTATGAAGGCAAAATATGAAGAAAAATTTATTGTTATAAATAAAAAAATATTTGAGGAGATTAACTCTAGTAATGGCAATAATCCTAAGAATATATTTGATGAAGATTTTTTATCAGTAAAACTTTTTAAAATTGCTTTAGAAAATTTAGTGGATGATTATGAAAGAAGAATGAAAAAGCCCTTATTAAATAAATATTATGTATGTAATCAAGATGAGCCGTATGCAAAAAAAGTTATTGATATTATTTTAAAGGGTGAAGCTGAAAAGCAAAAATAAAACTTGTAATAAAAACAAAATTAACGTATAATAAACAACAATGTTAGAACAACTAGCACATATCAAACAAAATAATCAAATCACAAATATAAGTAAAGAAGTTTGTTTCAATTGCTATAAAGATATTTTATCTTTTTATAGTATTCTTTTAAAAAGAATGAGTAAAGGTGAAAGTGTTTATAATAATTGCCACAAATGTGGTAAATATGAAAAAACAATTATTGAGGATTAAAATGGAAATAAAAGATTTATATCCTGGTAAAGAAGTTATGGTAAGAAGGCATGAAAATGAAACATGGTTTTTACATTGGTATAAATATACATCAAAAAAGGGTTTTCATACAGAAGAATACGGGAAAATACCTTTTAGATATATTGCAGATAAAGATAAATATAAAAATTGGGGAAAGTTAGGGCATGTTGAAGGCGAAATAGATTTTAAAAGTAAGGAATGTAAGAATCAAATAAAAGAATTAAAAAAGGCATTTAAAGATTTATGGTAAAATTAAATCACAATACATTTTTAGAGGGAATAAATGAGAGAAATTAAATTTAGATGTTGGCATAAATCAACAAAAGATATGATATATCCTGATAGATTGAGAGAATTAACAATGAATATGATGTCAGAAGATGACGAAGATATTTTAATGCAATACATTGATTTAAAAGATAAAAACGGCAAAGAAATATATGAAGGCGATATTATAAAATATTATAATTCAATTGGAGAATATGGTATAGGAATAATTGAATCATTTTTTGATACTGTAAATTTACATTGCAGGTGGATTGAACAAAAAACAGAAAATCCCAGTCTTTTTACTTCTATTGATTATTTAGGCTGTTCTGAAGAAATTGAATTAATCGGCAATATATATGAAAATTCAGAATTATTAAGGAGTTAAGCCATGACATTAAAGTATTATTTAACGTTAAGTAAAATGTTATTTATGATATTTGTACTTGTATTGATCTTTCAGTTTGATGTAAGCGTTGGGAATTATAAGTATAGATTAACGCAAGTGCAGAAAGAGAATAGGAAAATGCGAGAAGAAATACTTGTAATAGGCGGACAGGGTTTGAAAATGACTGAGGAAGAACGCCTAAATATAAATGAATTAGTTGAAAAATATCAGAAAAAAAGGGCATTAAATCAATATGACTGGCGATATAAAGAAATTGGTTATCCAGTAATTGATCCTAAATTAGCTTATATTACATGTGAGGCAGGATGGAGAAAGATAAATAATGAATGGGAAAACGTAAAAAGCATTGATATAAAACAGGTGAATACCTTAAAAATTCCAGCTTCTATTAGTGGCTTTGCAAGAGTAAGCAAACATAAAGTATATGGTTATAATGTCCTTATTGAAGGCTTAGTTATAATGGCTAATGAACTTAATAAAAAAGAGATAAAAAGAGTGAAAATTAGAGTCTCTCATTTAAGTAAAATATATATAAATGATGGCCAGTGGATAAAAAAGGGTGATATTGTTGGATTACAGGGTTGTTCTGGAAGGGTGGCTATATATGATTATAGAAAAGATTGTTATAGAGAGATAACAGAATATGAAAGAAATATTGGGATGGGAATTCATCTTGATTTTGAATTATATATTGATGGATATTTAAGGAATCCTTTGGCTTCTAGCAAGAGAGGGCAATCAGTACCATTATAATTTTATAAAACAATTAAAGTATTAAAGGAGAATAAATGAAGAAAAAGGATTTTATGATTATTTGTATTCTTTATGTTTTAGTAGGAATAGCATATTTAATTCTTTTATTCATGTTTATGTGGATTCTCAAGATTACTATTGATGCTGGTGAGATAGGGCGAACATTATTCATTAGTTTTACAATTTCTTGGTATATTTTTGGACTTATTTATTTTACTATTAAAATTATTAAATTATTTAAAAAATTAAAGTTAAAGGAGAATAAAGAATGAAAGTATATGATATAGAAACTATATATACTTATGGCCAAAGACATAGTGTAGTCGCTGAAAATATGGCAGAAGCCGAAAGAATATTTTTAGCTAAATATTGGCCTACTGAAATTAAAAGTATTGCGTTGCATAGTTCTTATGTTCAAATACAAAAATATGATGAACAGGCAAAGGAGAAGGATAAATGAAGTATTTTATTTTAATTTTACTAAGTATTATGTTAATAAGTTGCCCTTTACAGCAAAGTGAGGACGGTGACGATGGCAAAGATGGTAAAACAATTATTCAAGAGAAAGAATTAACAACAGTATTGATTTATGAAGGTGAAGTACCTGCAGAAGAGCAAATTATTGATTTATCTCAATATATATCAGAAGATCAAGAAATTTATTTAATTGTATACAACTTAGATGAAAAGAAATTATGCTGTTGCCCATTTGTATTTAATTTCCAGGTGGACAATTTCGACAAAGAGAGCTTTAAAATTAAGAATAGTCAACAGTTTAATCGAATAGTTACAAAGGATTCTAAAATTGGTTGGTCGGCATATGGACAAAGAATAAAAATTGAATTAAAATATTAAATAAATAGTTGCTATGTGGTGGAATAGAGACACACTTTAATTAAATTTTCGAATACGAAAACGGGGGCTGATGGGTGGAGACTAATCAGCCGTGCAAGTATCGAATCTTGCCATAGCAACTATTATTATATATGAGGTGAAAGAATGAATGATAAAAAATATAATTTATTAAAAGAAAAATTTAATAATGCTAAAACTTCTAATGAATTATCTTTTGAAGAATTATTACAATATAATATTGAATATAATAAAAGAAATAAAAAGGTTATAAAAAAAGAAATTTTAGAGAATAAACCATTAATGAAGAAGATAAATAAAGCATGTAAAGAGTATATAAATATGTTGTATATTATATGAGGTGATATATGGATATAAGCATTAAATTTAGGATAGAAGAAGACGAAAATATACCTGCATTTGCTGGTTTTGTAAAAGACTCTGTAAATAAAGGTGAAGCTATTTTTAAGGTTGCAATAAAGGCAACTTTATTAGCATGTGCAGAGCATGATATTGATTTCTACGAAATATTATCTGAAAATTGTGTACATGAATTATTACATGCTTTTCAAGAATATTTTCATAAAACTTTTAATGAAAAAGAAATAGAAAATGCTATTTTACAAGCAAGGGAATTCTTAAAAGATGAATCAAATTAAATGATAAGGATTAAATAATGATAAGAGATATACAAATAATAGGTAAAAATGGCCATGTAACAAAGATGTTCTATTCAGAAGAAAATAAGAAATGGGCTTGTAATTTAGCAGAATGTTTTGATAAAGTTGTTTTTATTACTATTTCAACTGGATGGGTAAATAGAAGCGATTGGAGAAAATAATGTCAGATGATAGTTATTTGACTAAAGAAGTTTTAAAGGAGTTAAAATCAATGGAAAAAAGAAAAGAGCTTGAAATTAATTCTCAAGACGAGAAAATAATAAATAATTTTAAGGAAAATATAAATTTTGTATTAATAGAGAGGGATTTAAAAAAAATAGCATCCTTGACAAATAGCTTTGCATTGTATATAAATACTATATTAGATATTAAGGAAAATAAGCTAAAATGAATGA